ATGAAAACGCAGTATTCAGAAATCAAAGTCACTCCCATCAGTTGGGAAAAGAACCTTAAATCTAACCTAGAAAAAACTTGGGAGATTTATTACAAATTTTACTCTCCAATGTATCCGGATGGCTATCCCGTCAGGTTCAAAGGAATGAATAGATGTAAAACCCTGAAGGAAAAACAAGAACTTACCAAACTTCTTATTTCAGAGGAAATTAAACTTCTTGAAAAAGGATACAATCCAATAACTAAAGAATTTGAACGGACAAGTGAGTTTGTAACCGAACATACACCATTCATCGAAGCTCTCAACATAGCACTTGAAAAATCAACTTTAGTTTCCTCTACTATCAAAGTTATGAAAGATACAATAAAACTTGTTACAGAGGCTGCGTTCCGTCTTGATCTTACAATTAAACCTATAGGAGAAATTAGGAAGAGAGATATAAGAATAATTCTTGATTATCTTTTAGGAAAAGGTTACTCCAATGATCGCTTTAATAAAGTAAAAACTTACTTAGGGATCCTGTTTAATTATTTTGTTGACTTAGAAATATTTGAGCACAATTTCTTACATTTCATTAAGAAAAAACCACACACTCCAAAAATCAGGACCATCTATAGAAAAGATGATAAAGAAAAATTTGAAGATCTTAAATATTCAAATTACAAGCTTTGGAGAATTTTAAAAATGTATTATTGTTCTCAAACTAGAATAACAGAATTTAGAAATATAAAGCTTTCGGATGTTTTTTTGGAAAAACAGTATTTTATAATTTTTGAAAGAAAGGGGAAAAGATACCATCAGGTTATCAAGCCCATCAATATTAATGTTTACAATCTTTGGAAAGAAGTCCTTTCAGAAGCTGAAAAAGAGGATCAATATTTATTTTGTAACGATCTAGTACCAGGAGAAGTTCCATGCACCGAATGGTCATTAAGTAATAAGTATCGTAGATGGGTTAAAAAGAAACTTGGTATTGCGGCGGATATGTCTGTTTTGCGACATACTTTCGCAAATGATATAACTACAATATACGGCTTAGATGAAGCTCAAAAAGCTTTGGGACATACCAATCAAAAGACTACAAGAATATATGCTGTCGATTATAAAGAACAACTTCTCGAAAAACAAAAAAATTTAAAAACTGGTTTTTAAACAAGATAGCCACTATTCAATAAAACAAAGCCCTGAATAATCAGGGCTTTTTAGATAAAATATACCCTAAATGAAAAAGTGTTTTAGCTCCGTATGACTCTCTAATGTTTTTGATTTTTTTCTCTACCGAACTCAAACTGTTTGGTCTAATATTTTCTTCCTGTAATTTTATGGAAATTTCAAGTTGAGTAAGTCCATCTTTTAAAAATTGTATAATTTTATCATCAATATTTTTCATAGTGTGAAGTTATTGATGATTTTATTTTCTAAAAAATGGTTAACCGTAAAACAGTTAAAATTTAACTCCTTTTTCTTGTAATGTATATATTTCTCGATGTAATATATTTTCATTTAAATCTTCATCGTGGGTTAGATTGTATGCATATTCTAAGCACTCGTATATTTCTGGATCTGCTTCGGCTGCTAAATATACATACAACTCACTACGGTTTTCATTCTCGAAATATTCGTCATCAAATGTCATTGGGTGATCGGCTTCTATTTCCCATTTTGTGCGGAAATATCCGTCGAATTCAATATTTTTTTGAACTGCAGCATACTGGAGTAAACCTATGGCATTTTCAAATAACAATGTAGGCTCACCTGCAAATTCTTCGGCAGTTTCATACAGCAGGGTTAAAGTATCTTCTTTTGTCATATTAAAATAGTGTTATTGGAGTTTTCTCCGGTTCTAAGTTTTTGAAATCCAAATTAGGAGAATAGTTCGGAAACTGAAACTCTTCGATTGGTGCGTTGTCAAGGAATTCTCTTCCCATTTCATGATCCATCGTTATGATCATTCTATTGTGGATTTCTGCCTGAGTAGGATTCGGCAAAGTTGTAACCAAACCGAAGCCCAAATTTCCATCAGACCAGATATTATAAAAACCCGCAATATAAAATTGTGCTTTATCCTTCCAGAACATTTCGTGCTTTACTTTTAATGGTGTTTTTTTTCCATTGATGGCAACTGTTTTATGTTCGTAGTAAGAACTTGCAGGAATTAAGCATCTGTTTTGCTCAATATTTCGATAGAATGTATGTGTGTTTTCTGATTTTAGATTTTTTCCTTTAGTTGCCTGATCTGGATTTTCTTGAGTTCCCCAATAAGTATTGATCAAAATAATTCCGTTGTGATTTACTATTGCCGGAATTGTTGGTGCTGCCTGTTTTACAAATGCGTTCACGTTATCTCGAAGAATATATTCCTGTCCTGAATCTTCCGCATTTAATTCCTGTAATGCCTTTTTGAGATTAACACCCTTTGAATTATAGTTGTAACACATACTTATAGTTTAAAACTAATCTACAAAATTTGTGCTATATTATTTTATGCTTTCAAAACAATAGATTCGGCAAATGATGTTGTATATTTTGGAGAAAGATGTTTCTGGTCCATTTTCCATGTTTTCTGAACATCCATTGATGCCAATTTTACTTTCTGTGTGCCTAATTTTTTATTTAAAAAATCAATAGATTCCATCAAAGGAGCATGACGATCATGCAGATCTTCATCAAACATACTCGTCATTCTTTCGGAATCCGGAACAAAGGTTCCTGTAATTACTCCGACTTTTCGGTATTTAAATCCCAGAATAAATATTTTATCCAAAGCTTTTTTTGCATATTTTGAAATTTCAATTGCTGAATTACTTGGATTTGGAAGTGTTATCGTAAAAGAATTGGAATATTGCACCTGGTCCATCTTAAAGCGATCTGTTGTAACAAAAACCGTTACATGCTTGCAGCATGATTTCTGCTCACGAAGTTTTCTCGCACATTCAGACGCATAAGTTGAGACTCTCTCAGAAACGTAATCGTAATTATCATTTCCTTTATCAAATGTTCTGGTAGTAGCAATATTTTTTTTAGGCTCTGAAATCGTCATTTCATATTGGCGTTCGCCAAGAAGTTCTTTCTTCATACGAACTCCGAAAACACCCATTTCATCACGAAGAAAATCATCCGGAAATTGTGTGAAATCATAAGCTGTTTTTGCTCCATACTTTTTGAAGCGTTCAAAATATTGTCTACCTATTCCCCATACATCTTCCAAAGGAAACCACTTCAATGCAGCTTCTATTTTTTCGGGAGTGTCAATCATGTAGACCGAACCGGTTTTCACATGATATTTTTTTGCTATTTTGTTGGCTACTTTTGCAAGGGTTTTGGTTTCTGCCATACCAATACTTGTCGGCAAGTCAAGTCCTTTTAATACATCTGTTCTCAACTGTCTCATTTTCTGTAACGGATTTGAATATCCATCAAGAAAAAGGAAACTTTCATCAATCGAATATACTTCAATATCGTTACAGTAACGCTTTACGATTTGAACTACACGATTGCTGATATCGCCGTAAAGAACAAAGTTTGCAGAGAAAACAAAAAGCCCGTCTGATTTTTCAAAGTGCTTAACCTTAAAGTATGGCTCACCCATTTTAATTCCCAAAGCTTTCGCTTCATTTGATCGGGCAATTGCACATCCGTCATTATTACTCAGAACAACAACAGGTTTTTCCCGACAATCATATCGGAAAATTCGTTCGCACGATGCGTAAAAGTTATTTCCATCAATTAAAGCTATCATAGTTTTCGCCAGTTTCTAAAAGTCCACGTCACTACCCCCCAAAGAAAAAATTCAGTTTCATCATTTATGTCGAAACTTGAGAAATCGGGATTTGCGGATTCTAATTTTAATTCTTTGAAACTGTTATTCTCTTCATATTTGGGTTTGAATCTTTTAATGAAAAATTGATCTTCAATAATTGCAGCGACAATATCATTTGGTTTTGCTTCAATACCTTTCTGAATAAGACACCAGTCGCCATCAAGAACGCCGATATCCTTTAACGAATCACCGGAGATTCTCCCCGGAAAAGTTGTGATAGGATCTTTAACCAAAAGCTTGAGAAAATCAATGCTATCATCTGGAAAATCTAATGCAGCACTAGGAAACGAACCATATCCCCCAGCTTTCAAACTTTCGTTTAAAGGCTTCAAAACCAACGGTTCAGCATTATCTAACTTAAATATTTCTAAATTACCCTCTTCCATTCTGCAAAGTTATGTCGTTTTTAAATATAGATATTTAAAACTTATCCACAGCAAAAATGAACAGGTAATGCGACAAAACTTGACGTATTAAAATAAAAAAGCCCCAACTCGTGGGGCACTAGATAAAAATACATCTCATTTTTTTTAAAGGTGCCGGATTCGACACCTTTGCGTTAACTAAAATATAAATCGGCTTCTGCCTTTCTACGCTTTATCAAGCCGTTCAAAATTTTACCGCCAGCAGTAATATATCTTGAAGTAAACCAATCTTTAATGGTTTCTGAATTTGCTTTTTTATTGATCAATGAAAATAAAGTATCAGACCCTCCGGTGTTATAAGTATGCGATACAAGAGCGTCAAATTGATTTTGGGTAATGTTAATTTTGATTTTAGCATTTATTATTTTTTCATAATTAGGAAGAATCAGTGAAAATAATTCCGCTCCTTTTTCTTTACTGATTGCAGCATCTTTCATTGTTACTTTTTTGCCTCCCGGATAATATGTATTTCCGTAACCAATTGTAGCAATTCCCGCAGAATCCAAATAGGGTTTTGAACTGAATCCTTCAAATGATAAAATTAAATTGATTCCTTTTTGTGATGTTTTCATTTTCGAAATTTTTTAAAGTAAATTATTAATCCTATAATGACTAATGCCACAACTCCGAATATTGCGATAAGTCCAAAACTCCAGAATGTTCCAGTTGTGGTTGTAACTTCTTTTGCTGAATTATTGATTTGTTTTCCTGCTTTCTTCAAGTTATTTTCATTGACAATGTTCTTTGCAAGTTCTTCCAGTTTATTATTTGATTCTGAAATTGAATTTTCTTTCTTTACTTGATCCGAATTATTGGTTTTCGTTCGGATTGATACTTCTGCATTCCCGGTAATTTTAATACTTTGCAGAGTGTCACCGTTCTCAATGTTGAAGAGTTCAATCGGTTTATCAGTTTCAGCTTTGCCTTTAATTTCAATTTCGGTCTGGCTTTCTTTTTTCTGGTCAACCAGATCAATCTTTTTTGTTTCCTGCTTTTGCTCAACTTTCTCAATTTGCTTTTCTTCCTTTTTTTCAGAAACTACCTGAACCATTTCTGATTCTGATGATTTTGTTTTTAAAACCTTTTTTGACTTACATCCTGATATCAGGAATAAACTAAGTATTATCAGTGCTATCTTCATCTTTCGTTGTTTTAAAATTATCTAAATCTAAATTCTCCTGGAACTTTTCCAGCTTTCTCATCCATCCAATTGGTGGAAATTTCCCTCCGGTAAGAATACTCATATTACCCATTGCGGATCCTGCCGGCCATATAAAAACTATAAACTGAATAAGTATTTTAAAATAATCGGCTATAAACGGAATTCCTTTAAAAATCTCATGAATCATTATAAATAAAGAATATCCAGCAATGCAAAGTCCTATTTTCATAACAAAACCACTTGCATTTTTTTTAAAAGTAAAATCTTTCTTTATAAAAGCATGGACAACGCTTCCTAAAATATGATCTATCGCAATGGCGTAAAAAACAAAGATCATAAACCACTGATTTACGATGTACCATTCTGATAATCCTTCAAATACTGTTACAAAAATTGCAGGAATAGCAGCTATCTTTACGGTTGCGAATATTTTATCAACACCAATTCCACTATGAATAGTGTTGAGGTTTTTCAGAACGAATCTGAGAATGCTTATAATTGTTTTCATTGTAAATATATTAACTATGTGCCACTAGAATCCCTTTTTCAAAAGATAGAGCCTTGTCATTGCCAAATGTATCTTTATATTGAATTAAAACGCTTTTACCACTTTGAGATCCGATCAAAATTCCACCTTCTATTATTTCAAGAGCTGTATTTCCAATACCACCAGAAGCTGAAAGTCTCAATGCGGTATTATTATTTCCTGATCCCGTTGCAGAAATATCAGCTGTATAATTATTGGTTCCACCTCCAACTATGTTACTAGAGAGTTTAAATCGGTTTCTAAAGCTTGGATTTCCAGGGTAGTTATCCGCAGAAATAGCCACGCCAGACAAAAAGTTTCCTGAACTGTCAAAATCCCCAAACAATAATTTTCCTGTTGTACTCGTGAGCATTGTAGAGGTTATCTTCCATCCATTAACACCTCCTATATAACCAGATTCAGCATTAACGGTTCCTTGAATGTCGGCATTTTCAGCAATCATTTTACCATTATTTTGAACCCTGAAAGGAGCTGTATTTCTGCCGTCATAATCTGCGCCGGCTCCAAATCTTACACTCGTTCCAGTTGTATCACCTACGTCCGTTTTTCCGGAAACAAAAGCATTCACGTTTCCATCATCACCCACTTCAATAACTTCTGACATAAGCAATCCACCATCAATCGATGTAAACCCGTCTGAACCGTTTAAAAATTTAATTTTCCCTTTGATTTCGCCAGTATCGAGATTGAAATAAGTTTGCAGATCTAAAGAAGAAATGGTACCTGTTCGGATAAGCCCCCCATTTATAGTAGTAGTTCCGATTGTAATTGAAAGCACACGAACATCATCAACTACCGTATGAAGTATTCCAAGTAAGAAATAGAAATCATTTACATTATCATCAAACTTGATTTTTTCCTGAGTAAATTCAATAACTGCATCTGTTCCGGACTTATCACAAACAGCATAAACATATCTAAATTCATCATCAGTAAGAACTACGGTGTTTTCTGCGATATTCCAAGTCTTATCGAAGGTCTGCGAATAGATCACCCCTGCATTTGCTTTGACTTTGTTTTTATTTCCGTCAACCATCAATTCAAAAACTACCGAGCAGCTTACCTGCTGAGATTTCGCACCAACGGAAAGCATATTTGTTTCGATTGATTCGGGTTTTATATTCTCTGGCCAGAAATAATTATCAGTATCAAATGTTAGGTTCTGAAGTTCCTGTGTGGTTTTTAATCCTAATTTTGAATAGTTGATATTTCCAAGGTTGGTAATAGAAAGAACATTCTTAATTGTTTTGATATCCAAAATCACTTGTGAAGCGTAATTGATCTCGTAGGAATCTGCAATTACAACTTTATATTTGTAAGGATTATAAATTCCATTTTCAATAAAAGTCACGTTTGTAGAATTTATTCTAAGCATTTTATTAATGCCTAAAGGCTGATCTACTACTGTCACATAATCACCGATATCAAAGTTTCCGATTCCTATTTTTTCCATGTAAGTCGGATCTACTTCCAGATCATAAGAAACCTTTGCGTTTTTATGAAGTTCAAATTGCTCTAATCCTTTTACCAATAATTCGTTTTCAGCATTATCAATATAAGTCTGAGGCATGACGATATCTAAAATCACATATTCGTCACCTAAAGCAAATTGAAAAGCTTCAGAATCTACATCAGGGAACTTTTGCCCGGAATCATTTGTGAATGGTATAATTTCAAAAGTTTTAGTTGAATGATTATAACCACCTTTTTTGATTTCAAATTCATAACCTGCAAGTGGTCCTGTTTTCATGCTGACTTTCGCCGATGTTCCTGCAATCAGATATTTAGTTGTTACTCCATCCGATTCTTTTGCATTCAAATCGAAATCCATCCCAGAATCAACAAACTTGAATTTTGTATCTCCTAAAGCGGTAATTTTTCCCGTTCTTTTTGGGTAGATATCATCGAAAGTAATTGATCCTTCTTTTAATCCGAATCCTGCGATGAGGTTTTGATCTTCAATGAAATCTGAATCCGGAAGCAATAAGTTTGTTGAAAAATTTCTGTAACCATTGGGAATGTTTTCGGTACCTCCCAAAACGTAAAGCCTATTGATAATATCATTATCATCAACGTTTGAACGGTTCAAAGAATACAATCCTTTCCCTTTTCCGTACTCAAATTTAATAGGTAGTTTTCGCCCAAAGTCTCCGGTGTGGATTACGATTTTATCGTTTTCAATCTTAATCCAGAAATCTGTTTTAAATTCATCACAAATTTTCTGTAAAGCAGAAAGACAAGAATCATCACCGAAAGTAATTGTTTTCGTTTCTGAATTCGTAAACTTCCCAATTTCCCAATCTAAAGAAAGCCTCTGCATATTGTTTTTAAGGCAAATCAAAAATGTTTCAATAGTTCCGATTAATGGAAATTCTAAATTGAATTTTTGACCAGTTCCGTCAGCGTTGAAGTATTTACAACGCTTCATATCATACATTAATCCCTCAGCTACAATATCATATTCATATTCTGTATCACTAATTTTGTTAACGTTCGGTAAAGCATTCAATCGGTAAATTGAACCGAACAAAACAAAGTAGTCATTGATTTTAATATCCAAAACAGAACTTGATGTCATTCGGATAGTTAGCGTATCATCTGAAAGCATTGCTCTGCTAATTGCTGCCGATTCAACAGAACGCTTCCCTCTTTCAACTAAATTGAAAAGAGGTGAGCTGTTTCTGTATAGAGTTATATTGTTCATTTTATTTTCTTATTTTCGCATTAATCAAAAGACGATGAAAAAACTTTTTACCATTGAAATTCCCGAAAGCAGAAATTTTGGTTTAGATCTTCTGCGTTTTTTTGCTATTTTTTTTGTTCTTATAAATCATGGTTCTTATCAACTTTCACTGCCACTAAAAAAAATAAACTCATTTTTATATCTTGATGGTGTATTATTATTCTTTGTCCTAAGTGGTTTTCTAATTGGCGGGATATTTATTCGCACCTATGAAAAAAATAATCTTTCAAAAACCGTATTCAAATTTTGGATAAGAAGATGGATGCGCACTCTTCCGGCCTATTTCTTTGTTTTAACTATTGTATGCATTTTACATTTTATTACTTATAATGAATTAGATTCTTTTAAAACATTAAATCATTTTCTATTTATTCAAAACTTCACAGAATTTGATTCTTATCTATATCCTGAAGCATGGTCTCTTAGCATTGAGGAATGGTTTTATTTATTACTCCCAATATTTACATTAATTTCATTTTTTTTTATAAAAAATAAAGAAAAAGCGTTTTTATTAGTAATCATATTTTTCTTGATCGTTTGTCCTATTCTACGTTTAATAAGATTTTACAACTATCCAATTTCAAATAATATTTCAGAATGGGATAAAGTCTTCCGCTCAGTTACTTTATTGCGATTAGACAGCATCATGTTTGGTGTTCTTGCCGCTTTTCTAAGACATTATTACGGGCAAATATTTTTTCATCTAAAAAAATTGAAATTGTTCATTGGAATTTTGATTTTAATTTCATTACGGATTTTTGATCTTACAATAAGTTATTCAACGTTATTTCAAACTGTTTTTTCATTTTCTCTTAATTCTTTCGGAGTATTTTTAACCCTGCCATTTTTATTTGAAATGAAACTACCTAAATCAAAATTGATAATAACTGGAGTCACATTTACCAGCCTAATCAGCTATTCCTTATATCTTGTTAATTCAACACCTTTACAAGCTTTATTCTTAAATAGAATAGGATTTGAAAAACCTTTCTATATTAAATATTTATCTTTCTGGATTCTTTCTTTTATGATAGCTACACTCATTTATAAATTTGTAGAACTTCCGTTTATGAAATTAAGAGATAAACATTTTAAATAGATTTACAAATTATACAAACTAGTTATTTCTGCCTGTGTTAAAGCTTTATTGTATAATTTCAATTCTTGCATATATCCTATAAGCCCAAGTGTAGTTCCGCCCCTCATGCCAATGAAAATAGGAAATGCCCCAAAATTACCCGTAAGATTATCGCCCGTTGAAGAGGCTAAAACGCCATTAATATATATTCTAGCACTAACACCTCTTTCAATAACCGCAACGATGTGAACCCAAGTACCTACTACTAAGGACGAACTATAAACCAGCCTAGACGTGCCCGTTGTTAGATTGTCATTACAATAGAAAACATTGGAAATTGAATAATTATTAAACGCATTTCTAGAATCAGAATTATCGGACAACTCACAAAGAATTTGTTTACCTACCAAATTAGCTGGCTTGTACCATACAGACATCGTAACCTTGTTTGAATTTAAATTTAAGTCCCCATTTGTTTTTATTGATCTTGTTCCATTGAAATAAGCGCAATAATCTGTGCCCTTTCTTCCTGCAACAAAAACAGGTGACGTACTCGCTGCAACCATTGCTAAACCATTAGGCGAAATATTCGATATGCTATTTTGGAAAGGAATATCAAGAATTAAATTTGGGTCTACGGGCGTATTGCTCCCTAAAATCAAATTTCCATTTTGATAAGCTTTATTGTAAAGATTACCATTGTGAAAAACTTTGTCATATTTATTTCCGTTGTGAAACATAACTTAAGGTGTTTGAATGAAATATTTATTACCATTATTCTTTTCAGCAGTTGAAAGTGCATCGTATTGAGCTTGTGTTAAATAAACTTCCTCAACGTCTACAACAATATATTTTCCGCCCGTTGTTTCTGCATGGCTTTCAATAGTAGAATCTATAACTTTAGTTATTCCACTATTAGAAGTATCTATTCCGAAGCCTCTAATTGTTGAGTATAAAACAGATACTTTACACCCTTTGTTCAATATTCCTTTAGCCATATCACCTACATTATATGATTTTAATATATTAGAATCACTTATTAAGGTTCTACCATTACAAGCCTCTACATCAATATAAAAGCCCCCGTACAATTGCTCAGACCACGTATTTTTAAGTGCTAAATCTATGCCTGTTATACCATACTGTGTATTTTCCTGCGACATATTGCGTAACTTGAAAACACCAGTATTTAAATTCCCTGCTGAGCCTATCGCCGAAAAATCACAACCTGTAAAAAATACTCCCGCGCCATATGACCAATCAACAGCTAAACCACTGACATAACTTAGTTTACAATTAGTAAAATTCATGTGATTTGCCCAATACAACCCGTTATCAGATATAGTTCCACGCATACCATTAGCTGACTTTATAAATTGACAGTCGTTGAAATTACTTGCTAAAACTCCCTTCATGTCTAAACATACGTCAGTGAAACCAGTCATGTAAATTCTTTCAAATGTGCTAGACGCCATATTGTTTAAAACCATGCCTTTAGTAGCAACACCAGCACCGCTTATTATAAAATGCCCTATCTCTACACCCTGGTTGCAAAATTCTGCGGCTAATGGTAACTGATTGACTTCTATGTAAGTTTGTGACTCTGCTTGAGTTAATACAAATGTCGGTGTTGCGGTGTTATTTCTAAAAATCGTTTTATTATCTTGTCCTAATAAATTAACACCTGCTTTCATCTGCACGTTAGCTAATGGATATATACCTTCAGGAGCAATTAAATGCTTTCGCATGGCTTTCGCCTCAGTAAAAGCATTGTTAAAAATAGTTGTGTTTTGTTCAATTGTATTACTTTCTCGAAGACCTTTTGAATATAAATCAATAGAGGATCTTGTCATTATGGTTATTGAATCGATATATGATTTAACATTGTTAAGTGAAACAGATATATATTTTTCATCATATAATCTAAACGTAGGCGAGTCGCTTAAAACTGAATAACATATCGATACGCTAACAAAATTTTGTACATCTATCTCATTATTTATCTGAGGCTCATTATTAGTAATAATGCTTGCGGGTAAAAGTATTTGTAAAGAATTATCTGCACGCTTGCCGACAATGGTCGGATATGTCAAAGTATTGTTACCTACTGTTTGACGAGGTCTTACGGCGTTATATTCTAATTTTTTTCGCCCATTAGTCGGCACATTGAGTATAGTATACAAAGTGATTGCGGTTTGTGGGTCATACAAAACAATATTATCATTTCTTAGCGCCCCTGGTTGTCTTGTGTTTATATCTGCAAATACAGGATTAGTATACTCATATTGCTTTAAAAAATAGTCTAAAGATTTTTTAATGTCCGCCGTGCTATCATCCACGTATAATTTTATCGCATCTTCTTTTGCGCCGTAAGCTGGTTTAGTAACTGTAACTAAAGTCGTGGACTCGCCAAAAGTGTAATTATAGCATACTTTTCCACTTATAAAATTAGTTACGTCAAACTCCCAAGTCCCAAATATTGAATTATTCGGCTGCGTAGGTAATAATTCCACTTTGTCGCCGTTGGCGCGCACACCTACAAACATAGCATATTCCGAAAAATCTGACTGAATAGGATAACATTTTATTTGCACGTGTATGGCATTCGCCAAATCGATATTAATAACCTTATTATAAGCATCTGTGCCCTGATTTGTTACGGTACCATCATCCTTTAAACTTCCAGCAGTTGCATTTGTGGAATTATACAAAACATCTTCCGTTGTTGCTCCTGATAAAAATGATCTCGCTGCTTTTTCTAAATTTTCTACTTTTGAACCCGTACCACCAATAGCAATCCAAATCAAAGAATCTTCACTTGGTAAATCAGTAGATAAGGATGTTTTACCTTCATCTACCATCCATTGTGCATTTTCGTAAATTACCTGACTTCCTTCATTTAGTGGGAAATCTGAAGGCTGTAAATCTTCCCATTTTCTAATATTTACAGAAGCTTGAGGCATTGCTTTTAAAATCTTCTCAGAAACCCCGTTTTTAACCCAAATTTGCACCTCATTCAAATCTAAATCTGTCTGAGTGACTACAATATCTTCATCGTTTACATCTCGGAAATTCATATAAGTACCCGGAAGATTAACATCATACTTTTCGTATAATGGAGAATTACCAGTAACCCAAGGTGTAGGATATGGATTGGTAATTGGATCATAAGGTGTATTCGGTTTAGCTACGCCTTTAATCCCCGATTGTACCATTGATTCTACTTCTGATCTCCATTCGTTATCCTGAGCTTTTGTGTACACAGTACCAACTAATGAATTTTTATCAATCGTTGCGAAGTTTTCAGGCGGTATAGTATCCGTAATATTGATATTAATTTGATCTAAATCTGGCATTGTAATTTATTTTTTTTAGATTTTATCCCAAAGAATTTCAGCTTCGGTTTGTAAATTTTTAATTTCTTCGATATTTCCGGCGATGATGATGATTTTCTCTTTTCCAATCATGTCAACCCATTCGCCTATTATTTCCGCTGTCTCAATTTTTGCATTACTATAAGTCATTACCGCAACTTCATTTCCTTCATCATCTAAAACCTTGTAGATGAATTTGCCATAATCAGACATATTTAATTCTGAAAAAGCTTCAAGAGTATTATATCCGGTTTTACCGTTGATGATTTCAGACATTGCAATCACTTGGTAAGTATTGTCGGGTTTTCTACCTATTACAAAAAGAAGTAAATCTTTCGCAGCCGTAATATTTACATCAACCGAAAACCTGAAAAATGTTTCAACGGTTGGTATTGTGTATGCTTCGTAGAAATCTGCATTTACACCGCTTACTGAAATCATGTTTATCCCGGAACTTTCATAAGATGGTGATTCATAGTTTTTCGTGAAGTTTACATCTCCTCTTGCGGTTTGTTTTGTTCCGTCGCCAAAGAATAATTCTGTTTCAGTAGTCGATTCGTAGGAAAGTTTGAACTTATCAAGAGATGTTTTTAAAACAGTTTTAATCGGATTTGATTCGATGAGGTTTATTGAAAATATCCCGACCATTCGACCTTTTCTGAATGTTTTTTCTAAAGAAATATCTTCCTGCATGTAAACTTCATAAGCTAAAGTTTTAAACTCAAAAGGAACAATATGAAGTCTCTGAGTTCCAGACCTTGCAAACTGATCTTTAAAGGCGTGAAAATTAGCCAACATAACCTCCCAGTTCTCACCATCAACAAAACATTTCAATTCAATCTTTCTTTCCTTGAATTTTACATTTCTTAGATTCGGAGAGGTTCCGTGATATTCTGCCCAATCATAAGACTGCACGGCTTTTCTTTCCAAAGCATCAGCGACGCCTATAGAATCAGAAACGTAAACTTCGAAATCACGAAAGTTTTTATAATTGACAAAATACTCTACTTCAATCATTTTTTAAAAGTTGATGTTTGAACTTTTACATTTCCAATGCTTTTTACATTGTGATTATCATAACAGAAAACACTTACTGAAGATTGATTCAAACATTCTATTTCAACCTCTGCGTTATCAAGAATGTTGATGAATAATCTAGCGTTTCCAGATGCTTTAATTTTAGCCTTAGTTTGATGCCTTAAAATCAATTTTCCAACTGAATAACTATCATAACTTAACCGAACTTTACTTTCTCCGAAATAAGCTGCTTCTAGCTCATTTTCTTTGGTTCCTTCATAATCTGTATGAAGTCCATAGATGTCCGATTTCCCTTTAAATTCTCGAAGAACTTTCAAATCCGGAAAATCATTTTCCATACTCCAATCATCGCCTTCGAAATACATATTGCATAGATTTTTAAGAGAAGAATCTTTTTTCATTTTCTCCTGCCATGGTTTACATAAATCATGCTTTTTTGCTAAGCTTAAAATATTTTTTGTTTCCATTATGGCACTCCTGCTAGGTTTTTTTTGACTTTGGAATTCAATTCTGTTATTTCTTTCAAAATTGCTTTCAACGGTCTGGTGTTAATCTCAATTTGACTTTGAACTAAAAGCTGATTTTTAAATATTGTTTGGTTAGCCTGGTATATTTTCAACATCGCTACAATATTTATCCTCACTGCATTAAATTGCGCTTCTAATGTTCCGGCGGTCTTTTCTGTAATTCCTTTAATGTCTCCTTTTAATCCCTGAGCATTTTCAGCAGCACCACCAAATAAATCCTCATATTGTTGAAGCGCAGCTGTATACTGCTGCATTGCCGTAAGTCCTAAAGCTTTGATTTTCTCTCTTTCTTCTTCTGTAAGACCATCAAAGGATCCAGAAACTGAATTTGAAGCAATCTGTTGTTGAAGTATTTTTATTTTTTCAAGCAAATAATTTTTAGTAGAATTCAAATTAGCGGCTACTAAACTATTTGCGGTAGGCAGTTTTTTTTCAATGTCAGCAATCTGATCTTGATAAGCCTTTAGGGCTGCAGCTTGTTCAGCTGTTGCTCCAGACTGACCACCATAACCCATTGATTGATAAAGATTATCAACCATACTTTTTACAGCAGGTTCTAGAATTTTAATTCTTAATGCATTTGCAACAGCATTTCTCATTACATCATCTACAACCTTATCAAAAGCGGCTGCAGCGTCTTCTCCTTTTCCAAATGCATCAATTAGGGCATCAGCGATTTTTTGAGAGAAGTCTTTAAAATCCGTTGTAGTAATACTTTTTTGAAAATCATCAATTAAAGTTTGGATTTGAAGATTTATATCATTTATTTGTTCAGTAAATCCAGCTATTTTCTCTTGATCGACTTTCTTTTTGGAAGCTTCTTTAGAACGCATATCATAGAGGATTCTCTGCTGTTCTTTTAAGTTGGCAATTAGATCTCTCTGCATAGCCAACTGACCTTCTCCTGCTGTTTTTTCAATCACCATTTGCAATTCTTCATATGCAAACTTCAATTCATCAACAGCTCTTTTCCATTCTCTGATACCTTTCTCTTTTTTACCATCACCTGCAGTAGATAGCATTTTCACAACACCAACAACCATCTGAGCTATACCTCCAACCATCTGCTGAATATTTCCAGAAAAATAACCTACTAAGGCATTTACTAACCCTTCCAGAGTTTGTGTTAGGTCCTTTCCAAATTTTTCAAAAGGACCGCCAGCTCCATCAAGACCAAATGCTGCAGCAAGTTCTTTTGCTGAATTAACTGCTAAATCTGTATAAAATTTTGTTCGTTGGATATGTTCATTGAGCCTACTGAAATCTTCTTGAGTTGCTGTTCCTTCTCTGATTTTTTTCCGTAACTCCTTGAAGCTTTTAATAAGACTGTTAATTGATCCTGAGCCTGTTGTAAGATTTCTTAAACCTTCAATTTTTTCTCTAAATTTCTCAACCTCAGCGGTAGGAGCGTCTAAGTTGATTAGCTCCTGCATTTTCGCTTCCAATTGTGGAAGAAGTAACGAAATCTCTTTTTTTGTTAAAGCATCTATATTTCCAAAGGCTTTTTCGAATAAATCAGTTTTTTCAAAAACAGACATAAAAGCTTCCCTATATTCTTTAGCTTCGGCTTTACCTGCAGAATCCAACAATCTTAATCTTTCAGAATCTGTGAATTTCCCTTCACTTATTCTCTTCCGGAAATCTTCATATTTAGACTCTATTTGAGTTTTCTTTTCTTCAAAAGTTTGTTGTTCTTGAATGAAGGAAGTATAAAGTTCTTTTTGTTGCTGTAAAACCTCTCTTTTACGATCTTCAAAATATTTTCTTTCTGATAAAAATGGATTAGAATTACTTCCTGATTTTGAAAATGCATCATTTTCAGCTTTTTCTAAATATTCAATCTGATCAACTAATGACGGCAATGATTTTAGAGCATCATCAATTCCTTTTTTAAAGTTTTCAAAAGGAGTTTCTGTTCCGTTTAGATCTGAAATCTTATCTTGAAGAAATACAATGTTTTTCTTATCTTCTTCGGTTAGAATTTGCCCGGATTCTGCTTTGTTTTTTAATGCTTGTTCCTGCTTTTCTAAATATTCTAAATAATTTTTAGCACCTTTGAAAAGATCTTTATATTGAGTGTCAGCAGTTTCTTTACCATAAAATTCAGATATTTTATAATAGTTATTCCACTGTCTTTCAGATTCATCAATACGCTCTTGAAAAGATTTATACTGAAGGGATGTGATCTTGTTTTCGATTGCCTCACGACTCTTGTACGCTTCTTCAAGACTTACTGTTTCACCCGTTAAATATGGATTTCCTTTTTTATCTTTATCCTTACCGAATTTATCAAGCTTACGAAGTTTCACCTGACCATTTACTGCTACGTCAATTGCTTCAGAAATTAAAGAAGCTCTTTGTTGAAGTTCTTTAATGGATCCTAAAGGAAGTATTTCAGCCAGCTGACCTTCTGATTTTTCTTTTTTAGGATTTAATAATTCTTGAAGCTTTTTAATTTTATCTCTGATCTTCTGGTAAGCAGCTCTTGTTGGTGCGCTATCAGCGGCAGCCTCCAACTCATCAATCTGAGCTTTAATTTTTTGCGCCCAACCTTTTTTAGCTGGAGATTTATCTTCTGTGATTTCGGTTTCTGTAATATTTACACCTCTTTTTGCAAGATCATCTAGTTTTTTCTGGATCTCTTTTTTCTCAGCTTCTTTATCTTTGACTATTCGATCAACTCTTTCTTTTTTTCGATCTTTTAAATTCCAATCAAAACTACTATCAAAATCGGTGAAGTCATCCCACATATCACCGATACCGAAGTTGTTACGATTGTTTTTAAGATTTTCAGTATCAGTTTCAAGCCTACCTAATTCATTAACGTATCTTTTAGCCTCAGCCTCTAACTTTAGCATCTCAATATATTTCTGAAGCATTCCGGTAGCTTTACCGGTTTTTACAGCTTCTGCATCTAATTGATCTAATCTGCCATTTGTTAGTAATGCAATTCGTTTATATGCGGCGGCTTTCGTGTCTTCTGATGAGGTTTGATCTTCAACAACTTTTATTAATGCCTTGATTTTCGCTTCTTGCTCAGTCAAAGTTGCAATTTGATTGGCAGCATCATCATTCATACGTTTCTGAGATTCTTCAGCAACGGTTAAGGCTGTATTGTATTTATAAATTGCATAACCTAAAGCCACAATTAAAGCTGTAGCTAATGCGTAGGGGTTTGCGAATAAAGTAGCATTTAGAAATGCTGCAGCTCTTGCGGCGGCATTCATGGCAACGGTCTGAGCTAATTGAGCAACTGTCAATCGTTGAGTTGCAATTGCATTTGCTGTTTTTGCGGCAACGTTGGCGGCTTCCGATGCTGTTTCTACATCTGTAGCGGCGGCAGATAATGCGGTGGCGGTAACTTGCAATTCTTTCTGAACTGCATAAAATTTTGTTCCGGCAGCTAGTGCGGCGGTTCTTGCAATGGAAGCAGATTCCTGAGCAGCAATAACAGTATTTTGAGCTTTCTCGACATTTTTCGTAGCGATCAAAACTTCTCTGGCGGTTCCGTTCGCTTGAATAGATCTTAATTCCGCTTGAGCCAAAGCAAGCTGAACTTGAGCATTTCCAACAGCTTGAGCTCTTTCAATACCCAAAGCAACTGCCTTTTGTTTTTTAGTAGCCAATATCGCAACCTCAGCTTGAAGCGTTGCGTATTTTGCGGATAGAGAAGCTTTTTCTGCTTGAGTTTCCGCTAAGGTTGCGATAGTTTGTCTCTGAGTAACAAGCGCACGACCTAATTTCATTCTCTCTGAAAAAGATAGAAGACCTATTTCAGTAGCTAGAGTTTTATTAGCCAAGGATTGAGCTGCTGAGGTTACCATAATTGCAGCTTTGTAAGCCCCATAGGATAAAACAAGAGTTTTAATCATTTCGAATAACTCCTGATAATGCTCAATTAAATGCGTTAATCCTTCTATTCCATCATATAAAATCCCTTCATTTGCCTGACCTATTTTATTGAGCATTTGGTCCCACTGATCACCTAGGTTGGAAACTCTACCGGACATTGATTTGGATTGTTTTTCCATCAACTCGAAAAACATTCCTCCTTCATTTGTAAGGTTTTTGATCACCTGTTCAACATCTTTGAATCCAACTTTACCGGCCTCAACCATTCCTTTTATGGCTGTTTCATCAACCTTTAGAACTTTGGCTAATTCAGCATACATTGGAATACCTGCTTCGGTAAACTGTCGCATTTCAGTTCCCATCAATCTTCCGGCAGCTTTTACCTGACCATAAGCAAGAATAATTCTATCAATCGGAACTGAAACCCCGGCAGATATGTTTCCGATTCTTGTTAAAGTTTCAAGAAGATCTTTAGCTGGAACCTGGAATGCAAGTAACTGTTTCGCTCCTTTCGATACATCTTGTAATGAGAATGGTGTATTAGCTGCTAACTTAACCATATCCCCCATTAACACCTTAGCCTTATCAGCACTACCGAGCATTGTAGAGAATGCGATTTCCGTTTTCTGGAATTCACCTCTTACATTGATAAGTTCTTTAGTAAATGAGAATAGGGTTTGAGCTGAAAAGTAACCACCGATGGCAGTACCTAAATTACGGAAAGCCGAATCCATTGATTCAGCTTCTCTTTTTGCTACTCCAGAAGCTTCACGGATACCGCTTTTGATACGGGCAATACCGGCATCAAAATTATTAACGGATAAAAGCGCATCGAAATGTAAAGCTCCCTGATTCATTATTTTATATTTCGCTTATTAAGCTCTTGTATATGTTTTGCGAAGTCTGCATTATTCTGAGGTGTAAGCTCTTTGGTTTCTTCCTTCGTCTTATCTTCTGATTTATTGTCTATGTATTTCTGATTTGGTAGGTCAGATAACATTCGTAAAACTGTTCCCCACGGAATCTCCCACATTATTTCTTTGTAGGAAATTTTTAGAGTTTTCATTGCAAATCCTACTGTTCCATAGATGGATTTGAGACCGGTATTTTCCCATCTACCAGACTGGTCTCCTTCGGACTCGTTATTGTCGTTTGTCCGATTAACCTGATAGAGGTTATAAAATTTGCGATATCATACATTTGAAGAATCGCCAGTGTAATTTTTAAGGCTATTTGTGGACTTAATTTCCACTTCAGATACTTTGCTAGTAATACTGAAAAAAGTTTAATCTTCCACTTTTTATGAAGCACACACACTGCTATGAATTTCATTAAGGGATCAACATTTCGATCAACCTCTTTGAAAACTGATGTATTATCATCGCTTAAAATGTTGATCTTGAGATTTACAGCATGTTTATTTGCTTGAGTGATCGTTCCAAAAACCAGAGGCTTAATATGGATTTCTCTTTTTCCGACATTGAAGAAAAAACCCTTCTCAATTAAGAGATCAGCTTCTTTTTCTTCCTGTTGTTCTTTAGTCAGACTTTCGTCAACGAACTTTTGAAATGTATCTTCTTGTAATTCCATTTTAAGAAAAATCCGTCTACAGAAATGCAGACGGATTTGCATTTAATTTAGTAATCAGGTTTATTTCTCTCTGTAGACCAAAGCATCTTCGCCTTCTTTCTCCGGAGCCTGTACGGTAACAACAACTTTCATTGTTAATACACCTTCAGTTCCTACCGTACCTCCGATTGGAGTTGCCATCACTTTCCCGTTAGTTACATCGATATCATATCCTACTTTTGTTTCAAGGGTGAATGATTTTTCGATGATTTCTCTCTGAGCTGGTACAGCGTAGCTTTTCTTCCCTGACGTTGTCACAACCTCACCACCTAAATAGTAAGCCTGTGTTTCCAAAGAAGGATTGGCAATTTCAAAAGTCAAAGTAGTTTCAGCATCGTTTTGACCGATAGCGATTCTTTTTCCTTTTTCTTCAGTTTCTACCCAGTTAATTGTTTCGTCTGTAGTTTCAAGAACTACCGTTCCTTTCAAATGTTCATCGTGCTCTGTAAGCACGGTTCCCATACCTCCATCGACAGCTTTGTCGCCTGATAGGATTCTTTTTACACCGAATGTCCAAGCCATTTTGTATTTATTATTAATTAATTGTTCTTGTTTTTAATCGAATGACAGAAACCCTTTCATTAGCTCCGTCAACTTTGTAATCTCTCTGGTATTCTATTTCCAGATAAGTTTTTTTGCTTTCCAGATAGATCTCATCTACCAAAGGCATGATAAGTTTTGTAGCATTATTTAGGACCGCCAAATTTGGTACGTCAGTAGTTCCTGATTTGATGTTTTTTGCGTAGATATTTATCAAAACAGTAGAAGGCATTAAAACCTCATTTGGAATCGAAAGCGCCCCAATAACAATATCATTCTTATCTGAATTCAATGGCCTTTCATCAATGTAGATATCTCCATTCAAAATAGTTTTGAAAGCGGAAACTTTTACTAGATTGTAGACGATTGATTTTAGTTCGAAAGTTGTTACCATTTAGCTGCTCTCATTGAATTGACAATGCTTTGTGCAATCTGATTAATTCTTGTTTGTGCGAATGCTTGAGCTGGAGCGATAACATCTAAATGTTTGACATCTTCGATATAACTTGCGTATTCCATCCCGGCAACGACAATCACCGCATATCCGTTTTTAAAATCTTTAGCTAATGATTTAGCGAAGATCTCTCCCACTCTTTCTCCTGGAACTTCCTTAGAATCGAAATCAGGACCTCGCTTACCTTCTTCAAAAACTGAACTGACTACATTTCCATGCTTTATGACAACATATCCGATCGAGTTTCTTAGATTTCCAGTTCTGTCAGTGTAAGTGTCAAGGCTCTTTGCCAAATTCACACATTCCATCCCCAACAAGTTGAGGTTTCTGATCATCAGACCATCTAAAGTATCTAAGCGTTTCTGGAGATAACTATTGATGTCTGACATGTTGAATTTCGGCTCTACACCCATAACCTACAGTGTAATTGTGGAGAATCTGAGAATCTGATTACATTTCCCGAAAGAATAATCTTTTCTCCATGTTTGATGATGATCTTTGAATTAGCTTCTATTTTCGGAGTACCTAAAGGCATTACAACTTTAGAAGCATAATTTATAATCTCACCTGATTCAGTTGCTACAATATTTCCGGATCCAGCAGCTCTTTCTCTGCATTTACAGTGAAAAGCTTCTACCGATTCTGATGGAATAGGAAAGCCATTTTCATCAACTCCGCCTTCGCCATTTGTAACCACATAAAGATCATAAGGATATTGTTTCATGCTAATGAACTAATGTCTTTTACCTGAACCTTACCCTTATTTAAAAGGTTTTCGATTCCTAATCTGGTGCATTCCATTGCGTACCAACTCTCTAAAGCTTTTCTATCGTATTTGATGGAATAATCATCTTCAGAAATATCAGGCGTTATCAATAACTCAAGGACTATCTCCATGAAAGCCTTATCCATATCATCAGGTTTAGTAAGATCGCTTGTTCCGGTAATTTGTTTTGAAACAAAAAACACTTCAAGATCTTCATCACTCATAGTGATTGACAATCGTTTAAGTCTGCTTTGGAAATAATCCTTATTAGTTATTGGCATTTTTAGTCGAATGATTTACTTGTGCTCAACAAATAGATATATTTGATAGTATTCACTACCGGGAATGCGTTCAATTCTGCTTTTGTCCACTCTTTGAAAGGCTCGTTTTGATTCCATTTAGAAATCAACGTTCTACCTTTTGTTGTGTAGATTACGTTCTTTACAGGCTCCATTTCTTCCATAGCGAGAGCGTTTTTAATCTCTCCTAACTTTCCATCAGGAATGAAAGCAACATTTGTGGCTTCGAAAGGTTTGAAGATCGTAGAGGTACCATCTTTCTCAATTGGAATTCTGATATCAGCAATCTCGAATACCGGCAACTCTGCAGCTGTCATATATTCGTTGATTCTGTCAGTTGTCAATGGAGCTGTCTGAGAACTTCTTGCAGCAGATGAAAGACCGAAGAAAGTTCCTACTGTATCTTTCACTTCTTTAGACTGCATAAAGTTTAGCAAAGTGCCTTTATCGATCAACATTTTCGCAAATGAAATACCTCTTGCAGAAGCTTCATTTACTAGATTAACGATATCTGTGATAGGTTTTGAAGTCGCAGTACTAGACCATGCCACATCTGCATTCACTCTATTTTCATCAGGCATCTGCAAATCAACTTCGCCGACAACAATACCATCCGGGTTGTTATCTTCAGTGATTGTAATTTTACCAGTTGAAACCATTTCCGCTACCGTAAAGTCAAGTCTTTTATCAACTGCTTCGGCAACATATTTCATGTCATCCCAGATCAATTTTAAAGCTTGATTCTTTTTGTTTTGATCGGTAATGGCTTTCATTTCCTGCAAAACTTTGTAGTTACGATACTGCTCTTCGTCAAGATCTCTCATCACCTTAATTGGTGGAATCTTTCCATTGATAGATGCTAAAGTTTCACGGCTTCTCAAGGGAGTTTCGCCATCTCTAGTCACATAAGATGCAGCTGGAGTAATAACTGAGTTTCCTAAGACTGAGCTGTAGGTAAGTGAAACTTGCGGTAATGCAAAATCAAAGTATTTTGAGTACCAAGGAGTATTAAATTTCTCTAATCTCGTATCGATCATCAATTGTAACGTCTCTTGATCTACGACGCTTCCAAAAACGGTTGTTTCTTTTGCCATTTTTTAAATTTTTTAGGAGATTATCGAGATTCAGAGAAAATGATTAGCGGCATGGCTTTTCTGTGAACAGGGTCGATCCCTGCAGCTACTCTTCTTACGTATACAGTCCCTCTAAGAACTACATCGATAGGAGCGTTATCTTCAATCACAACATCAGTATACAAAAGACCTTTTGCATCTGTAGTTTGATTGGGAGCGGTACCTGTTAATGTTGCTTTTTTCGCTTTTCTGGTTTCTTCATCAAATGCGATAGGAGTTCCTGCCGGAATAGTTTGATTAGCAGTGAGGCCTGTAGCATCGAGAGTAAAACCACCTCTAGCAGTTTCCAAAACTTTTTGGAAAATCGGGATCGTTCTTGATCCGCTTGTAGATTTAGGCTCTAAATATCCCATTTTGTTTTTGTTAGGTTGTTAATGCTCTTAGAAAGTTTTATTGAAAGCTTCAACATCTGCTTTCTTCTGAGCTTGGTTTTGATTCCCAACTGAACTTGGAGCAACATATCCTTCTCCGGCAGCTGCTTCTGTTCTTGTTTGTAAGATTTCAGAGTAATACTCACCTTGTTTAGCAACAAACTCTTCAATTCCATCTTCGGCTTCAAAGCTTCTTCCGAGCATAACAGATTCGATTTCCTTATCAGTCATTTTTAGAGCTTTTAATCCGTTAATTACTTTTTGATTGTTTGTTTCTACAGCTTTTTCAGTTTGCAAGCCCTTTACAGTTTTAGAAAGTTCTTGAATAGCCAAAAGCAAAGGATCGGCATCTTTACCTGGTTCAGTTGCAGGTTCTGTAGTAGCCCCTTCAACAGTTTTTCCTTCTTGTTCTTTCTTTTTAGTTGCAGCAGTTACTCTCGCATCAATCTCTGATTGGAAAGTTTTGGCAAGCGGTTCAAAAACCACACATTGAGCAGTTATTTCTTCATCAGTTGCGTTTTCACCAAGTGAACCCGTAATAGAATCAGATAATCCCTGTAACGCCTTTTCAGAAAGCCCATTTTTTAGGAAATGTTTTTTTACAATTGGGTTAATCATTTTGATTTTTATTTTAAAACTCAAAAATAATCATAAATACACCCAATAGGTGTATTATTTTTTATACCTTTGTCAAGTAATGAAATAGATATGCGTTTTAAATCAATCATATCGATAAAACAAAAGGCGGTTTTTTATCGCTTAAAACTTAAATAACTTTTTATGAAAAGAACAATTCACCACATGAGCGTAAATCTGGAAGGATTACTAAGAAACTACAAGAGAAAGAAGATTAATATCATGGAAGATGATAATGGAAAAACATTATCCGATGCCGAGGCAAGAGCGGAGATTGCCAGACTGCAAGCACTTGGGCATAAACTTATGCCGACAAGCAGCAAATGCATCGGATTTGATCCTTTTGGCGGTGGATGTCCTGGACATGAAGAATTTGATAATGCTGAAAAAACAACTTTATCGTGAAAACATTATCAATAAAACAGCCTTGGGCATCACTTATAGCTCACGGAGTGAAAAATATCGAAAATAGAACCTGGAAAACTAATTTCCGTGGAAGGATTTATATTCATGCATCTGGACAAATAACCAAAGGAAAGTATTCTGAGATTATACCTGCAGAATATTGGAACAGTCTGACATTACGAGAACAAAATGATTTGATTGCTTATTCAAATTTACGTTCCGCTATCATCGGTGAAGTTGACATCATTGATTGTGTGATCAATCATGAGAGTATTTGGGCAGAGAAATCAGAATTCAGTCCGTATCAAGAAGATGGGGTTCTAAACGAAGGAATGAAGCCTATTTATAACTGGGTTTTAAAAAATGCGGTTCTATATGATGAGCCAATCCTAAACGTAAAAGGAAAGCTGAGTCTGTGGGAATTTGAAAAATAAATTAAAATGAAAAGTATTTTTAAATATCAATTGAAAACCACTGATTTGCAAGAAATCGAAATGCCAGAATTAGCAGAAGTTTTATGCGTGCAGGTACAGAATGGAGTTCCTTGTATTTGGGCAAAAGTTGAAACAGAAAACGTAATAAAAAAAAGATCTTTTTTTGTTGTTGGTACCGGAAATCACTTACCTGATAATCCATCAAATTACATCGGAACTTATCAACTTTATGATGGTGGATTAGTATTTCATCTTTTCGAATTAAACTAAAATAAAAATCAATCACATTCTGATATAAAGGTAAGAAGCTAGCGTAAACGTGAAACGATAAGTAAAGCTCAAATATTGGCTAATCATAATTCGGCAAGGGAAAGGAGCAAATACTGACAAGCCGTTGATTAAATTCACTAACACCCTCCAGAATGTGGTTTTTAATTTTTAGAAATAAGAAAGCCTACAATAATGTAGGCTGTTAATATTTAAATTTTACATTACTTCAGGGTTAATATAAAGTTCAATATACTTACAATTAGTACAAATATACATATCTGTTGCAATACCCTTAGTAGGATTTAAAAATGGTACACCGTCAGTATCCTTATCTCTCCTAGGAAGCATTCCGTTACCTTCCATTTTTTGCATAGTATGTACGCTGCTACCTGAATTAATAGATGTTCCTTGATTAATACAGACTACTTGATCTTGAGCATTCTTTGGCATAATTTAAATTTTTATGGTTAGATCACATAGATAAGAATAATTTTTAATACTACAAAATAACTTTATGAAAACACTAATACTTTTACTTACATTAATTCTCTTCACATCCTGCACGGATGAGAGAGATGGTGAATACTTCAATCCTGAATACCAGATCAAGGTTAATTTCGAGGCTAAAAAAGGTTCGGAAGGAAGAAATAATTTGCAATTAGCAAATGATAATGAAACTGCTATTGTAATGAAGATTATCAGGAATCAGGAACTGCCCGAAAATATCAATTATCAGACTGTTTGCTCCGGTTCTAGTGACAAAAGTTTGCAATTCGCTTATGTTGAAATCACAGGCGATCTAAAAGGATTATTTCTCGCTGTTTTTGATGAAAATAGATTGATGGTTTTTAGAATTGATAATTATTACGGAAACTGTTTGCTAAAATGGGTGAGCGAAGTTTAGAAGTGAAATATTAACTTTATAAAAAATAAATATGCCTAACTACATTAAAAATAGAATTACAATTATCGGTACAGCTGAGCAGGTTAGCGAAGTTTTCGATAAATACAACACTCATTATCCATCCACTTTTAGGAAATCGTATGATGGACTACTTATCTTCAAAAATGATAAAACGGGTGAATATGGATGGCTTGACGAAATATCGAATGAATTCACAAGAAGAAAAGAAAAAGCAGTTATTGGATTACCTGATGATTGGACTGTTGAAATCACACCAATTATGGAACATTTTCCAGATTTCGAGAAAATAATAAAACCTCCAAAAGATGATGCTTACTATGATTTGCCTAATCAAGGAGAAGCTGAAAAATCTCCAAATTGGTGGAGAATATGGAATATAAAATATTGGGGCACAAAATGGAATAGCACGGAAAACGTAAAAGAAAGCGAAGATACTTTTACTTTCATTACTGCTTGGAGCGGAGTTCCTGAATTAATGAGAATTATGAGCTCACAAATTCCCGATGTGCAAATTGATTACGAATATGCAGATGAAGATACTGGATATAATTGCGCTTCTTACAGTTTTAAAAATGGTGAAGTTCTAACAAAAAAAGAACCTGAAGGTGGAACGCTTGATGCTTATGAATTGTCTTTTAAATTAAGACCTGATGATAAAGAATATTACAATTTGGAAGATGGTGCTTATGTTTATATCGAAGAATAAATTATGCCGAGAATAATCTACCACGTTAAACTTCACGAACCAATAGAAGGTAAAGCTGATTTCTTTTTCAGCTCAATTACAGCTATTTACAATATGTTCACCTCCGAACAAGTCGGTGTGGCCAGACAAACTTTATATCAGCAAAGTCTAAATCCTGGTGATGAATACAGAACAAAGTTTTGTATAGTGAAAAAAGAAGAGGTTTTGAATAATAAATAGAAATTATGGATAATTACGAGTTAAATAAGAATAATGATGAAGCTAAACATTCGATCCTTAAATTTATCGAATTATATGGAGATCAGAGCAATAATTATCATTATATTAGAGTGGTGAGCAGTGACGAAGATCTTTCCACAAACGAAGATTATTTCATGCTGATTCCTCAAGAATACGAAGAAAGATTTATTAATGCTCTTGCTGCCGGATTAAAGGCAAAAGAAGCTTATGAGTTATTGAAAGAGACTTTTGAATTTGAAAATACCTAATAGTGGTAAAACTTTATGAATTTATGATCATTTTATATCTTTTTTAAATTCCTCAAGAGTTCGATGACTTGATATATCATATCTAGTTAGTTTCGAGTTGTCGAGCATTAATTCTTTACCTTCAGATATATAATTTGAAATAGAAAAAGGATCTATATGACATTTATTTAGATGCTTCATTAATCTATTTAAAAATATTGATAACACATCAACTGGAGAACTTCTGTAATCTAAAATTTCATTGATTTTATTCTGATCATCAGCAACTAATTCCCTAAATTTACCATCAATCATTGAACCATGCATTCTATATCCATCATTCAAAATTAATATATCATTACAAAAATATTCAATAGGCTCACCGACGACTGTCTTTTTTAAATCTCCATCAATAGCAAAAATAAAAGTGTATAGCGGGTTTTTGTATCTCTGATCTATATCAAATCTTAAAACATCTCTAATATCTGCATTTAAAGCAGATATTCCATGAAATGTATTTTCAACTAAATTCCTTTTCATGATATCTCTAAAATGCACCAAATTTCGAGCAAATTGCTCAGTATGTTCTTGTTTTAGTGTTTTTTTGATTTCACCAATTGCCAAAACTGACTCTATGGGATAATAAACTGTTCCGTTAGTAGACTCGAAAAATTTAGGCGTATTCAACCTATCAAAAATTATAATATCAAATTGATTACTAACATTACCAAGTTCGTCGATAATTTGCCCTTGTTTAACCAAATATCGTTCCGGCAAAAACAAACTTAACTTATTGCGGATTATAGCTTCTACTTCAATTCCGCTCTCATTTATATTAGATGCTCTATGAAATTTACTAGATTTCTTTTTCGCATCATTAATTTCGTCTACAATTATTTCTATAGCATCTCTAAAATGAAATTTCTTCATGGTTAGCTTTTCCACAAATATAACAAAAAAGCCACTATCAAAGTTTACCATAAAGATCATGCATTACCTAGTATACCTAAAAAATAAAGCCCCGATTTACCGGGGCAGTGAAGATTATTTGAAAAAGTTTGCGTAATAATTATATTATATATAATTTTGTGTTACACAATAGCGTAATTCTTTTAGTTCGCGCTTAAAGAAATACGACAAAAAGCTTAGAGAAAGAAATTAATCAAGTAAGCTATTAGTTTTACCAGTTCGACAGTAATTTTGAGTTCTGGTGATTTTAAAAGTGATTTAAGTTTTTTCATAAAATTAGATTTTAGAAATTTTTTAATTGATTTTTGTACATACGTGTACATGTTGATAATGCTATTTATCATTTTATTAATTTTTAATTATTTAATTTATTTGATATAAGAACCCCTCCCATGGTGTTCCGGAACACAGAGTTACTTTATCTAATTTCGGATTTGTATTTTTCTTTTACATAAGCTTTTAATTTATTCGTTTACAAAAAATATCCTTCACGACTATCGCCAAATATTCCGAAGGATATTTTTTTATTATACAAAGATACTAAGATTTCAGCCTCACCATTTTTACCGTAAATTGCTTATTTCCAAACAATTAACCAACGCTTCTATCAATCAGACGTGCATTTTAATGCAACCGTCCTTTAACAAAGATAATTATAACATATTTCATTTGCAAAAGCATTAATTTTTAAATTAAACTTCTGAGAATTCTATTTTTTTCTATTATATTAACTAACCATCACAAAGTATTCATTTTATATTTTTATTTTTCATCGAACTAGTTTCACACTTTTAATTACAAAGAGATACTCAAATTTAATGAATTTATAGTAAAGTTATTATCGTAATTAATAAAAGAACGACAATTGTTAGTTACTTTCTTTTTTTTCAATTTAAAAGTTTCATTTGCTTATTTTATAGAAATAATCAAAAAAGCCATCTACAAAAGATGGCTAACTTTTTCTTGATTATTCAGTATGAAATAAGGTTTAGATTTAGCATTTTGAATTTTCTGCTTATTCTCGGTAATCCAAGAAGTAAACTGATCAGGAAGTTTAGTAATTACATCTGCAGGTTCTAAAGGTTTTAATCCTGCGAATATTCTTTCATTATCCTTTTCCATTTCCGCCCAAGTCTTCAAGATAGTTATTACCGTACATCTGCATTGAGGATGCCAGCCCCAGAACTTAAAGTCTTTCGGATATTCCCCCGCCATTGCTTCGCAGAAAGGGCAATGATTTGGATTATTAGATAGTTTAATTCTGATTCCCTTCACAAAATCAAACTGCTGCATCTTTTGAAAGTTAGCTTCGTGATAAGCTATATTGTTTTCGGTCCTGGTTAAACGTTCAGCGTTTTTGTAAGAAGATCTGTAAACACCTTGTCCGGGATTATAAGCTTTTGCATTCTGAGATAAAATTAAATTTCCATGCTTATCACGGATCCTGCGAAACAATCGATCAGGTTCTGTAAGATTTGATTTTAATTCTCTTGCAAGTTTGGCAGCAGACTTTCCCTCACCTATTCCAAGATCTAAACCTAACTCAATTTCTTTTTTAAATTGGTTGGATAACTTCCAAACTCGATCTGATAAATTAAGACCATCAGATTTACGGTTTCTAAACGCCTTTAAAGCTTCTGTATTTGGATTGAGGTATTCTTTGACCTTTTGTGTAGGAAGATCTAATTTTGATGCTACTCTGTTTACGAGGTCGGCTTGTTTCTTTTCCCCATACTTCCAGCTTTTCTCGATTTGAGTATTCATTTCGATTGATACATTCTTTGTGAACTGCTCAAAAAGCATATCGACTGATCTTTTGAGATCCGGATAGTCTTTGAAAGAAAACAGTTTTGTTACATCAATACGACCTAAAGAAATCAATCTCACAATATCTTCAATAACATTTCGGTAAAATACTTTTATTCTACCGACGTTGTATTCATTTCGGTTAAAATGATTTAAATCAAAGCTATCATCATGCAGATTGGCCATTATCTAAATTGTTTAGGATTTCTTCAAAAATAAACTGCTGTAGATATACGTAGACTTCTTCTGTTTCTTCAACATGTGGAGTGTGAATTGCTCCTAAAATCTTTCTTGTAGCATGTGAGGTTTCATGAACTAAAATACTCATCCAGAAGTTGCTTGTTTTTGGACTTTCATTCATCATAATTATGATATCACCAGTCTTATGATGAAGTACGGTTGTAGCATCGTGACATTGAGTTTCTTCAATGATGTACATCACATTATTGTACTCATAGAATTTCGACAGAAACGCTTTTCGCTCATCTTCAGTACCACCGATAACAACATCGATGGTAGTTTTGTAAACGGAAAGTCTAATTGAGAATTTTATCATATTGAATAAACTGTATCACTTTTGTTTTTACAAGCTAGAAGATAATTATCACGACCCTTTGTAGATGATCCGTTTGGATGTGAAATACACTCCAAATCATTAAATATAAATCTCACTTTACAATTAAGTATTTTAGAAATGCGAATAGTTTCTTCAAAAGCTCGTTCCACTGATTCGCCTGGCGGAACCTCAGCAATTATTGTAATCATAACTCTACAGGATTAGCAAATTGACTCTCGGTTTTCTTTTTTTCCTGCTCAGCTTCCAGAATCAACCAATCTTCTTTCGGAGCCAACGTAGAAAGCTCAGCAGAATATTCTTGAGATAATAAAGGTTGATTTCCGTTCGCTGTCATGAGAGTTTCAACCCACTCTTTAGTGTCTTGAATCATGAAAGGTTTGATCACCGGTTCAAGCTCTAATTTGTTGGCTGCATCAGCTAATTTAGTATTTAAAAGCTTTCCAACATAGCTTTTTAGGATATTGAATCGACGTTGAAAGTAATCATCCCAGATCTCATTTTTCTCCATAACCTTTAAGTGAGCATCCATGAAAAGCATTTTAAGCATGATCCCTGAGATTTGTGACATTCCTTTAACCTGTCTAAATAAATCAGGTGTTTTAGTAAACTTATGAATGTTTTCAAGTCTCGTTTCAATCTCCAGTTTTAAAGACTCTGGAGCTGATTCCCATGATATTACTTTCATATCAGATCCGATATCTCCTTGAGCTGCTTTATTAGCTTCTCCGGCTTGTGGCATAGAATTAACAGTACCAGTTATGAAGATCATTGGTGATGCGTGATAATCATTGATCTCAGCATGTCGGGAGAAGATCAACTCAAGACGTTCGATATCGAATTTTACATCTTCCCATTCTGTTTCTTCCTGCGAAGCATAAACAACCGGGATTTTCTCGATCACATTCTTTCCAATTCCTTCGATCACATCTTCAACCCATCCTGAATCTTCTTTTTTGAAACGCTTTACATCAGTATCAGTGAAAGTTTCAAAATATTCGATAACCTTTTTCTGTTTGTCGACCAAAGAAAAGCCACGGGAGAAAGCAACCATATTATCATATTCGTCAAACATTGGATAAAGAATATCATTCTTCCATGGAACAAAAAGCTTTAGTTTGATTCTAAAATTACATGGAAATCCGTAATCTTCATGACTATCTACTTTCTGATAATACCAATATTCAGCGATTTCAGTTGATCGATAAAGTTCCCGGGCAATCTGTCGGTTCTTGATATTGGTTTTATTCTCGTAAAGAATTCTTTCAATAGCTTTTTCGACAACTTCTTCTTGAGATCCCTCTTCAGCATTTGATTTAATCTGTACGTTATTCCCAAAACCAAAGGAAACAGCGCTACCAACTATATACTTTTGAACCGGTATTGCTATTCTATTTACAGGTTTTACCCTTAAAACCTTACCAGATTCATCCTTAATTTCCTTATCCGGAAGAAAGGTTTTATCCGTGATGGTTCGGTGCTCCGAAACCTTCCACTCTTTTTTAATATCTTCAATCTTTGGTTTTGCAGATCGATCTACCTTTAAAATGTCGATTTGTTCCTGAATCCCGGATTGTTCTGTAATTTCTTGTATGTTCATGATGCTTTATTTATCATTGCTGTTGAGCTTAGGATTATGGCTTTTAATTGATCATATGCCATATCAATTTGAATTCTATCACCCGTGGTAAGAATAATCTCACTATCACAATAAATAGCCACGACATATTTTATATTTATTGTTACAGGATTTCCACTTTTATCTCTAAATTCAATCATCGTATTTTATTTTTTATTTTAATTTTTCAATTCCCTGATTTACTTTTTTCATAACTCCTTCCGGATCCGTTGCTTTATCAAAATACTTTGATAGGATATAATCAAATCCGCACCGCTTCATGATTGCAAAATGTTTCCCACATAACCAGACTATTTTCGAAGTATCCATCCAGTATTTTGAAGGGTTTTTGTTTATAGCTTTTCCATTTCTATTTAAAATATAATATGGAGCGATAGCATAATCTCTTACAGTTGTTCCACGATTACAATCTTTGCAGCAGCATTCCCACTTCAAAACATCGTAAGGCAAAGAATCTAATTCTTCCTTAGTCAATGACAATATGTAATTCAAATCTATCATTACCAAAGAATACCCGAAAAGCCGTTAGGATTCACTTTTGGAGGTATTGGATAAAATGTATTTGCAAGAGCATCAAATAAGTCGGTTGACCTACTCAATCGCTTCTTAATATCTTCTTTCTTTTCCATCTGAATCTTTCCATCGGAACGGAAAAACCATTTGATCTCAGTTGCTTCTTCCATGAAAGCATCATTTGGCGGCAACATAGCCTCATGACCATTCTCCGGATCCAGCCATTCACGAACGGACCAGAATAGATAAGCTCTCATATTCAGGAAAGAATACTGATCAGTGCTGTCTTTCAATTCACGACCTCTGAATTCTGGTTTAGCTGAATATTTACATGAAATAACACGCTTTTCGAAGCCTAACTCTACCAATCTCGAATAAACTCCGGCACCTTCTCCGATGGTATCTATGGAAGCTGTTGCATTGCTGTCTGAGTTTAAAATATTGGAGATGTTTCCAGCCTCCTGCATGTGATTCGCCTTACCTCCTGCGTGTTTTATAATGAATTTCTCAACATAATTTCCGTAACGAGGGCAATTAACTGTATTATCACGTCCCATCCCGGCAATATCAGACCCTAAGACCTGATGATGCTTTTTGTGAGCTTTTTTATTTGTTTTCTGGTATTCGGTCCATCGTTGATTTGCTTTCTCAATCCATTGTTCAGGAATAAGAGTATCTTCAGATACTTTCGGGAACTTTCCTAGAACTTTAATCCTAAAAGTATCGTTAGGTCGGTACCAAACATTTTCAAACTCGAAATCATCTTCTGACTCTTTGATATCGTTTTCGTTGATGATGGTACACCAGTTATCAATTTTATCTTTTACCCAATTGTAATCTACTTGACCGGGAATAACTTCTCTTTTCTCAACAACATTTGGCGCATTCAAAGAATTTAATCTGAACTTAATCCAACGATCTCCCTTCTGAGACTTTGCTGCATAACCGACAGATACATTCGGATTAAAAACAATAAGAATCCTTGAATTTCCCTGTAAGTTTCCTTCAATTGCTACAAAGGTTGATTCTGATAAACCTGTTGCCTCTGTGACAACAAACATGGTATTTACAGCGTGAAATCCAGACCAAGCTTCATGAGTACTATCATCAGCTTTAAACCCTGTCAAAAACCATTCGTCAACATCCGTTCTGATATCATTTGAAACCAATCGACCAGGCAATTGAATTCCTTGAGATAAAGCGTTATTGTAAAGCCTTGAGATTTCGGGTTGCATGATGTTTTCAACCTGTCTACCTGTCGGAGCCGTCATAGCAACTTTAGTATTATGAATCAACTCCTTCCCTCTCCATTTTGGAGTCATATACATGAAACACATTGCAGCAACGGCAGAAAGAAAGTCTTTACCTCTTGCAGTTCCTGAACATACAGAAGTTCTGGAGTTATGCTGAACTGAATGTAAAATAGCCTGTTGTTCCGGATCGAGCCTAGCCTTCAAAACATCATAAGCGAACTTATTCCAGTCCGCTCTCCATTCATTCATTTTCTGAATTCCCTTCTGTTGGATGTCTTTATTGTTCACTTTTTACTCAGACTTTAATTTGAAATTCTTTGAAGTCGAATAGTTTATCTCATTCCTTACAGACGCTTCTTTAATTGCTTCTTGCATTCCCTCTTCACCTAATTTAGCATTGAAGTACAAAAGAATTGTAGAAAGCATTCCAATTGCTGATTCTTTGCCTAATCTCATACTTTGATGTGGAGCCCTGCCTGATGATACAGGATTTTCAACCGAAAATATAAAAGATTCATCCTCTAACATTACTACAGACATTAAACGATTGTCTTTATATTCTGCCTGAAGAAATTCCACAATATTTAATTCCTTCTGTTCAGGTGTACCAAAACCTATTGTTGCTTTTCCGTAATTTTCGTTTTCTTCTAATGTGTTTTCCATGGTATATTTTATTTATTTTGTTTCTTCATCGTCTGACGATTGCATTAAGAAGGTGGCAAAGCTTATAGTTTCACCGTTTGACGAAACATCTTTCTTGTCTGTAAGTCCGAGATCACGGGCTATAATGTTTGCGTTGAGGAGATTTCCGGCAGCTCCTTGGAATTTCTGAGTGTACACAATCGTCTCGATATCCTCAATGACCGAGGAAAAATCTTTCTCATCATCAGCGAGGTTTGCTTTAAATTGTCGGAAGTAAGTCTCATTACAATTGAGATAAAAACAAAGTTCTCTCATGGTCATGGCTCGCATGATCGGAACTTCTTTGGTTACGATTGTTCCTTGAAACTGAAAGACCTTAGTTTCATAAAGCGGATTTTCTTTAATATAGTTGAAGTATTCGGAAGCTGCATCCCATAGCAGTTTAGGTGTAGCGAAAAGCTTTTCTCTTCCATGCTTCGCTCTATTCATCCAGAAGTTATTTCCGATCCTTTTATCATCGGGTTTTGTTGCTGGCTTTACCGGAACGTTTAGAACTTTCTTTGCTGCTGGTTTTATCGCTGATGAGGTTGGTTTTTTTACAGGAGCTTTGACAACTACTTTAGCTTTTGCTGGAATTCTCTTAACCGGAGTTTTTCGAGTTGTGGTTTTTACTGGTGGATTCTTTACCACCGGTGCAACCTTAACTTTTACAGCCGTAGATCTGGGAGTTCTTTTCGGTGTAACATGTTTCTCAACCTCAGCACTTACCTCAGCTTTAACTGCCGTTTGTTTCGTTGGTACCTTAACGGTTTTAGCCACGGCCTTTTTTGGAGTGGTTGGTTTCTTAATCGGAGTTTTAGGAGTTTCTTTCTTTTGCATTTTATCTCAGACTCTCGTACAATTTTCTCTCGTATGAGTTATATGTTTTCTGGAAAACCTTTTCAGGTCTCAATTTATCTTTGTGAATGAACTTTCCATCTTTCACTTTCTGAACCGTCATATCTGGTTTGATATAAAGCAGTCCTGCATAATCCGGAACTTCTTCTCTAGTTACCAATCCCTCAGGAACTGCGTAAAAGAACTTGTTAGGTAAGCTTTCGTTTTTGACTTCTCTGATATCTATTTTAGATGAAACATTCATGTAATAGCTCACTTCCATATCCATGCTTGAACGGCGGCTGTAGCTTCGGTATTCTCTAGACTCAATTAATTCGGGGAAAGCTTTACATAATTTCCATGATGGCTGATGAATCATTTCAGGGCCATTTCTCTCTACATAATATTTTGAACCTTCATTGTTTTTAGTATGGATTTCATGTCTTGATTTTGCGAAATCTTTTCTGAAGTCGGCACGGCTAATCTTAACCTCAACCTCATAACAAAATCCTGATGGGAGAAAACTTAACCAATCACTTTCGTTTTGGAAGTAATACACGTTTGTAAACTTATACTGGTGAGAGTGAAAGTTGTGTAAAAGTGCTTTTTGGATTAATTTTTCTGTCATCTCTAAAATTTAAAAACCCGACCGACAATACGCCAGTCGGGTAAAACTAATAACCATGAAAACTCAATTAAACATGAGAATCATACAGACGCAATTTCCGGTAGCTAATCTGCATTGAGTCAAGTAACGGATTCGAACCGTTGGACATTTGGGTTGCAACCAACTCCCTTTCCTCTCGGGCAACTTGACAATTTGCTGTCTTTCCAGCTGTCAGCCTTTTCTCAACAACCCGACACGGTGGAGGGTTCCTCGGACTCTATCATGTATCACCCCCAATTCAGATAGACATTCAACAGGTTGTGGTCCTTGCAGGATTCGAACCTACGACATCCACGTTATGAGCGTGGCGCTCTACCAACTGAGCTAAAAGACCTTTTAAAAACTGCATCATCGAGATGCAGTTCGTTTTTTTAACAATTGCATTTTGTCACAACAGTACCAGAATAACTTAAACTTGGATTAGGCGGCACGTTCCAGTATCCATCAGGGTTTTGATAAATACTACTTGGCTGCCATTCTACATTTACTAAAAATCCCTGCTCCCAAACACAAGCGTGACCGTGAGTTGCTCCATATTTAGTATGACAAAGAATTCTTTGGATTTCAGTTTGTGGCTCATCTTCATTGTTGATATTTGATCTTTCAACAAATGCCAAAGCTTCATCAATTAAAGCTTTTTCACTTTCAGGAGTTAATTCTTCTCCTTCTTTTGCTTGAATTTTTTGTAATTTTTCAAGTGTTGGTTGTTCCGGTGTAACACTTGATGTTTCATTGCTGCAAGAAAATAAAACTAGACTCATGGCACTGATAAGAACGAAAAATAATAGCTTTCTCATAAAAATAAATATTGTTTTAATGTTGCCTACTCTTGAGATTTTCGGCTTACTCTTTTCTTTAAAAACTAACCCAGCTTTCACCAGGCTAGTTGACCAAATCACAAAATATAATATGAAAAATATTTCCTTGTCTTTAATATTCACTACCTTTGAGATTAACCTAAAAAACTAAAATCATGTTTTTAAAACTAAATCTTTCAACAGATTACTTCGTCTATGTTAATGTTAACTACATTATCTCAATAGCTCCAGTTGATGATAATAGCTGTAATCTTGTCGTTTCCGATGGAAGTTCTGCAACTAAATACTATTGTATTGAATCTTGTGAACGACTTCTCAACCTGATTGAATCAAAAAAATAAAAAGCACTTAAACAACTTCGCTGATTGGGGTTCTCTTTGAAACTTAGTAACGATTAATACTATTTTGAATTGAATCCCTTTCGTAAGTGCTTTATTTTTTATTTACCTTTTTGGTAACTACCTCATACTTCTTTCTGAACTCAGTATTGAATTTCAGTTCTGTTTCAAACTTCCTGATGTAGATATTGATGTTAGGTTGGCTCTGTTTAAAAAACTCCGCAATTTCATTTTGCTTAATCTTGAATTTTAACCTACAGACGTTTGTGAGGATCATTCTTGCAAAAACTATATTCTGCAATCTTGACTTTTCTCGCATCTCCTTAGGAAAAATTCCGAACTCTGCGGAAACGATTTTACATACTTTTAAAAGAACTTCTTTAGACATCTACAAATCAATGCTTTCGTAGATACAAATATAAATAATTATTTTTAATATACACCCAATAGGTGTAAATAATTTTAAATTTTTTTATAGTTTCTCGATCACGTCAAGTATTGCTTGAGCTTCTTCGACTGTAGTCGGCTGAATCTGTTCTTTGTAGATTAATCCAGTTACCGGAGATGCTGCCGAAAAGGTTTTATTTTTATGGATTGTGATGGCGTTCCAAGTTTGTGGAGAGAGTTCTTTTTGATAATTGGAAGCGAAGGTTATGCCGCTTCTTTCTCTCACTACTTCTTTTTCGTATCCTTTTTCTTTGAGAAATTCGTAAAAGTTAAAATTGTTCTTTTCCATTGATTTTATTTCTAATGTTTTCAAATTGTTTTTTTATCACGATATCATAATCTCTTTCGAGAACTTTGATAAAATCGCTTTGCTCGTTAATAATCTTTTCCTGCTTTGTTATAATTCTCTTGTAACCTTTTATTGAGGTGTATTCAAAACCAACAAAAACCAAAATTACAATTATACCGATAATTATTAGTTCTATTTCCATTTTTAAAATTATTTTTATGTTTTAATCTTCGTTACTGCTTTCCGTATCTGTTTTGATTTTCTTTTTAAAATCACTGCTTACTCCTTTTGGGAGAAACTTTATTACACCTTGATTTTTCTTAGCTTTTGCGAGTGCTGCATCAGCTTCTATTTTATCTCTGACTTTATTCCGGTGTGTTGGATTGTCGAGCTGGATTCTTTGTTTCATATTCTTTTATTTAATCTGTGTTATTGACTGTAATCTATTTTTAAAACAAAGTAAGTTGCTTCTTACTCTCAACTGCATTATTTAAATTTTTAATGGAAACATCGAAGTAAGAGTTTTTCAACTCAACACCTTTGTATTTCATTCCATTTTCGATTGCTACTACACCTTCAGAAGCAATACCTGAAAAAGGACTGAAAACAGTTTCTCCTTTGTTTACCCACATCATGTAGCACCATTTTATAGGGGTTAGTTGGGTAGGCGTCAGATGTCTTTCATCCTTATGGTCTTTTGCGCTTCTAAATTCAAGTGTATCACCTTCTTCAACATCAATCCATACTGGCTCAGCGATTTTACACCACAAATCAAAAGGGATATTGTTTTGTACTGGGACTTCTCTCTTTCCTGGCTTTTTGAATGTGATAATAAAGTCCGCTAAACCAGGTCTTACAATCGAAGAGTCTACTTTAGTGGTTCCGTGCATCAATTGTCTGTTTTTCGTTCTGATTGCTGCAGTTTTAGGATCCTTTCTAATCATATTTTCAGCGTGGAAATAAAAACCTTCAGATTGAAAAGCTCTTATCAATTCACCTCTGAAATCTTTTATTGAATAAAATCCATCTTTACCCAGCAATGTAGTTGATTGCATAATATGCAACGAACATAAACAACCAGGTTTCAAAACTCTGAAAAGCTCAATTATGAGATATTTAAAATGTTGCATAAATTCTTCATCATTCGCTACATTGCTCATGTCCTTAGGATCATTTGAGAAAACATATAACGCTCCGAAAGGTGGACTGAAAAAAGAATAATCAATTGAGTTTTCCTCCAGCTTTTTTGTCTCCGCAACACAATCACCGTTCATAAGCGTAAACCAATCTGTAACAACTCTTTCTCTTTTTATCTCATTTGAATCATCTTGTAAATAATTCATGTTTTTTATAATTCCTTCTTGCATGTCTATAAATTTTTGTTCTTTTTCTTTAATGTTGTCAATCACGTTTTGCATTGTATCAGTTGTTATTAAAAAGATGTTTACTGACTGTTTCTGGCCAAATCTGTAACTTCTTCTAATTGCTTGATAAAGTCCTTCAAATGAAAAATCTAATGATGCAAATACTTGATTTCTGCAATTCTGATAATTCAATCCGAATTGAGCAATTTTTGTTTTAGTTATTAAAACACGAAATTCATTTCTAGCGAAACCAAGTAGGTGTTTTTCTTTAAATTCTGGAGTATCAGAGCCTTTCACTTCTATGGCATCTGGAATTAAAGACCTTAGCAGTTCACCTTCTTCATTTTGCTTTATCCAGATAATAAAATTTTCATTTGAAGAATTTACAATTGATGCAACTTCATCAATCCGTTGAACTTTTGTGATTCTCAATTCCGAATTAAACTGAGTAGCAGATATAGAGAAATCATTGAAAAGCTTTCCGTTTTCTTTCTTTTCTGTTTGTATTTGCTTTTCAAAAAAGTTTAATTCTGGTAAATCATATCCTTTTGCCGTAAATCCTAAATCAGAAGGTTTTGAAATCATCACCGCCCAACTGTTTATCCAGGCATAAAACTCATTTTTAGCATGGTTTTTAAGTCTGTATTTGTTTCCTTTTATTATTTCCTTATCAGTGGTAAAAAACACAGCTCGCATATCCATTGATGTCATTACATTGAGAAATTCCGCATGGTTTCCTATCTCTAATTCGTCATTAGGGGATGGTGTAGCAGTACACGCTAACTTATATTCTGTGTTTTCAAAATTTGAGATAATCAGATTTCTGTAAGAACCTGTGAAATTTTTTAGAATTGAACTTTCATCTAATACAACTCCAGAAAAAATAGAAGTATCAATCTTTTCCAGCTGCTCGTAATTGATAATAAAAATATCCGGTTTATTATTTTTTGGCAGACATTCAAAATCAAATTTATAAACATCAATGCCGAATTTTTCACCTTCTTTAATAGTTTGTCCCGATACCGCCAATGGACAAAGGATTAGCACTGGTTTCTGTGTGTAAATAGTTACCTGATGCGCAAATTCAAGCTGCATCAATGTTTTCCCTAGGCCACAATCTGCAAAAATTGCAAATTTTCCTTTTTTTAATGCGTTGCAAACAATATATCTTTGAAAATCGAACATGTTAGGATTTAAGCTTTCGGAGGATATATCAAAACCAGATTCAATAATCTTTCGTGATTTGCTGTTTAAAAATTCTTCGTATCTCATTTTACTTTTTCAATTAATAGTTTTAAATCGTTTTCTATCTCTAGGTAATTATCAGCTGTGTATCTTACGACTTTCTAATTCTTTTATAAGTTCTCTCACTTGTAATTCCCTGAACTCTATTTTCGGTAGAGTTTAACAATTCAGCAATATTTTTATTTGTTAAATTCTTGTTTTTTAATTCCATTACAGAATTCACAAATGCTTCATCAACATCTTTTCTAGTTCTTCTTAAATTTTTATCTAAGGCGTGAATATTATTTTGGGAAGATGTAACCCATTCAAGATTTTCAATTCTATTGTCAGTCTTGATTCCATTAATATGATTTACTACGTATTTCTCATCTTTTTTCCTATCAACAAAGGCTTCTGCGATGATTCTGTGAAGATATGTTGTGTATGTTTTATTTTCCTTCACTAAAGCAATTGTTAAATATCCCACCTTTGATAAATTTGCTAGTTTCACCTTACTTTTTATTACAATTGATGACGGATTTCCAAGTTTTGACTTTCGGTTAGAAACCCTTTCTACTGTTCTAACAATTCCAGTTTCAGAAACTTCATAAAAACCCTCAAAACCTTTCACTTCTTTCCAATTTTCGTTCATAGTCTATAATTTTTTTTAAATCAGATTCAATATTTTTATAATTTAACACCGTGTATCGCAGCACTGTCCATCCATTGCATTGAGCGAGATTATATTTTACACAATCCTTAGAAAACCCTTCTATGGTAGTATGACGGCTTTTCTCACTTATTATTCCTTCAAATTCAATCGCTATTCTATATTTTTCAATCGCCCAGTCGAACCGGAACTTTCGGACCTCATCAAATTGATATTCTTCTTGAATTTTTAATCCTGATCTTTCCAAAACCGAGATTATGTGAAGTTTATATTTTCCGATCTCTTTGGGAATGACAACTTTGTTTTTCGGTTCTTTTGGAAAATCAACTTTCTTTACTCTCCCTTCTTTTTCCAATTTTTGGAGAAGTGCTTTACTCCAGGTCATTTTAATTTATCCAGTTTATAAATCCGTTTCTTCTCTTCTCTGTTTGCCTGATAGGTTTCCTTGAAATCCTTCAACCATTCAGTTTTTTGTTCTGCTAATTTTTCAATCAATTCCATTGGATTAGAATGGCATATCATCTTTGTCTCCGAAAGCTTCTCCGAGCGTTGCGGTTGCTGTGACTCTGGTATTTTCATAGTAAGGATTGTTTAAATCATGAAATCTTTGATAATCTGCTTGCCAACCAATGATAACTTCACTGTCTCCGCAATGGCGGTTTTTCGCAGTGATAAGCATTGCCTGACCTTCTGTTGAAGGTTCACCTTCTTCATCTGCCCATGTTGTAATACCGTAATATTCCGGTCTGTATGGGAAAATTATAATATCTGCATCCTGCTCTATAGCTCCGGATTCTCTAAGGTCTGAGAGTTGTGGTTTCTTACCTGGTCTTTTCTCCACTTCCCTACTCAATTGTGATAAAGCGATCACCGGAACATTTAATTCCTTAGCAAGCATTTTCAATTCTCTTGAAACAAAAGTTACTCTGTCGATTGTTGAAAATTTTCTTTTCGTATCAATCAGCTGCAAGTAGTCAATGATGATCATTTTTGTTTTCTTTTCTTCGCATACCTGGCGAGCTCTGGCTTTAATTTCTTCCCAGAGAAAAAGAGAATCATCATAATAAAATGGCAGTTTTTCAAATTTGTCACTGATGAAAAGTTTTTCTAAATCTTCGTCTGTGAACCTTTTCTTCCTAATGCTGTTTGATGAAATATTCAACTCATTTGAAACAATTCTTTTGTGCAATTGGATGTTAGCCATCTCAAGTGAGAAGAAATGAATCGGAAAATCATTTTTTGCGGCATGCTTTCCAAGCTCCAATGCAAGCGCTGTTTTTCCCATAGCAGGTCTGGCTGCAATAATTATCAAATCTGAATTTTGCCACCCTTGATTTTCTTCCTGTAACTTCCTGAATGGTATCGGAACTCCCGGAACCGTTTCGGCTTTTACATAACTGAGGAATTCCTGATGAACATCAAAAAACGATTTGATTGCTTTCTGACCTGATAAGTAACCGTTGATCATTCCTATTTGCTTTTCTGTATCATCCAGAACCTCAAAAACATCAACCGATGAATCATAAGCTCTTTTCATCATCAGAGAGGACATCTCAATGATTTTTCTTTTCAAATAAGCCTCCCAAACAATTCTCACATGATATTCTATGTGAGCAGAAGAACTGATACCCATGGTAAGCTCAATAACGTAATGATCACCTCCGCATCTTTCAAGATCACCTGTCTTTTTCAGTTGCATGATAACAGTCATTAAATCGACAGGATTGTTTTTTGAAAGAATAAAACACATTGCTCTGTAAATCTCTCTATGCTTTGGATCGTAAAAAACATCTTCATTTTCTCCGATGATCTTGTAAACCTGCTTTAAACCCTTTGCATCAATCAAACAAGTTCCAATTACTAACCTTTCAACATCAAGCGCTTGCGGCGGAACTAATCCCATACTTACTCCTGATGGCTTTAAATTGTTTACCTGATTCATAATCGTTTACGTTTTATCATTGTCGAAGATTCCGCGGGCAATATCCCTTTCTCTCTACTTCTCCAGTTGTTTAACCTTCTAGCTGTCTCCCATGTTTTCTCAAGTTGAAATCTCATTTTACCACTTGGAGATGGTTCAGTCCAGTACTGATAGAATTTGTTTAGCATTTCCTTTTCAAAGCCTTTAGCATTTTCTGCAATAGAATTTTTGAAATCGTCTTTAGTGAAAACTTTGAAAGATTTAATTTTTGATGTTTGAGTCGGAACGACAACACTCTCTTTCTTTTCTACTTCTGTTTCGGTTTCTACTTCGTTTCTAGTGTGCAATAGCGTATCATCTGCTATGCATCTGCTATGCATGTTAACATCATCCTTTGTAATTTCTAATGGTGGCGGGTATTTTTCGGTTTTTTGTCTTAACTGTTGTTTGAAATTTTTGATCTGTAAGTAGCTTTTGTTAGCGATAGTGTAGACAGTAATAAGACCGGACTTTTCACACGCAGTGAGCCATCGGGCGATATCAGTTTCTCGTATATCGGTTTTAAGCGGAAACAGATTTGATTTTAACAATCTAGTATCAGAGTAAAAACGGCCATAATCATCGACCTTCATTATCAGCCTTACAAAAAAACGTTCAGCATTCACATCCAAATCATCTATGAGGAAGCTATCTGTCCAGTCTCTTAATATTCTGTTAGGCATTTTTTTTAGTTTTATTTCAATTCCAACTTATCTTCAACCTCTTTCAGTTCCTTATTTCCCACCGGAAGATCAAAGTATTTGTAATCATACCTATTACCTAAATCAGCCTCGAAAACATGCTTTTGCTCTGGTCCTGTAGAAAATTTCACCTTCTGTATACCTTTGTATTTGTATGGGGTTACGTTGATGATAACTTCTTGGTCTATTTCTAAATCTTTAACTTTCATAGATTTTCATTGTTTTTTGGTGAGTTTCATTTAAAAACTCTTTGGTGAAAATATTTGCGTGTGCTTTCTCATGGCAGGTTCTACACAGTGCGATAAGATTCTCAATTTTATCTTGCTGATCTTTTGTTTTGCTCCCGAATTCCGATCTTCTTTTTATGTGATGAATTTCAGTTGCAGGATTTTTACAAATCTCGCAGTGATAGAACCCCGAATGAGAAGGAAAGTACTCAGTGTATACTTTCGTATGCTTTTCCATTTTATATCTCCTTATCGTAGTAGATCATGTAGAATTTACCTTTATCGTCTTGACCTTGTGAGATCATTTTACGATCACCGTGAACGTAGATGTGAAAATTCTTATCAAGTTTGATAATGGATTTGAAATGACGTTGAGACTTTTTAACTGCAGCTGCTGAGATTGGAAATTCCTCAGAAACATTAATCTGCATATCCTGCTCATAATCAGTTTTGAAATTGTTGAAGCTTTCGATTACATGCTCATCTTTCAAAACCTCAGCAGCGAAATCATCTAGTTTAAATTGTTCTTTTTCCTTGAAAAAATTAAGAGTGTTATTTAAGAAATCAGCCTGATCAACTTTTGACACTTCAAATTCCTGAGGAAGTTGTTTTGTGAAATAATCCTTGTAGATTGATAATGATTCCTGAGTATGGAAGTAATCATCCTCTCTCTGTCTTACTTTCAGAAAATCTTCAAACCAGTAATACATATCACCGTTTTTGTTATTATCAACTACAGAAAGAACATATCCGGTTTCTTTGTCTTTATTGAAGATTAAAGCAGCTTTGTCGATTTTGGCTAAACTAATTCCTTGATCTTTTTCCAGATCCATTGTTTCATCATGTGGAAAAATCTTTAAGAAAGATTCTCTTTTCTCAGTTTTGAAAATTCCAATTTTATCAACTTCAGTTTCGTTTTCAGCTTGGAAGAATACGATGAACAATTCACCGCCTTGAACTCTAGGATTTTCAGCAGCATCATACAATAACCTACCTAAATTTTTGGACCATGCCAATAATTCTAAATTGTTATCGAAAATCCCAGATGAAGCTTTGAATACAGGATTGTTTTCAAGATAAGAATCACTGTAAAACTGATAAGTTTCTTCGCTTTTAAATGCGCTTAAAAAGTAATTTTGAAGCAGTTCGGACATATTCTCATCCAACTGTAGTTCTTCATTAGAAAAAGATATTCCTTCACCGTTGATCTTGTTACCTATTCTGTGTGCTATGATTTTCATTTTGTAATTGTTTTATAAATAAATTCGACTCTCGTGTTGTTCGATTTTGTTTTTGATTTCTTCCAGGTGGATAAGATCTTTAGGTTCCGGAAGGTAAAGTCCTAAAGTCTGAGCTGAGTAGTTTCTGAATCTCTCAGTGGCAAGCGAAAACTCTTCTGTATTTAAATTAGCTGAACTTCTCCAGTCTTCTCTTTCTTCTCCGGTAATTCGGTTGACGTGAGTCGTTTTGAAGATATCCGGATTGACTTTCTTTTTGAAGTGTTCAAGCTTAATTTCTGCGAGTGTATCACCGTATTCTAAAGCGTAGTGACTAAGAATCAAATGCAGATAATTATTCTGCGAGTAGGTCCTGTTTTTCTTCTTTTCCAAAACCTCAATCTTGGCATTTTTCTCAAAAAGATGTTTAATTCTCCTAATTGCTCTCTGTTTCATGGTTGGGTTGGATAAGTCGAAAATCATTTTTCTACATTTTAAAATGGTGTCTTATTGAATCCTATTGTCATTCGTCCGTTTGCGGTGTGAACTTCTTTTCCGGTAATTCCTGAGACTTTCTTTGCGAAGTTTATCTCATGTGAGTTACTATCAGATAAGTGAATCAAAACGATGTTATTTACCCGTGAAAGATCATTTGCTAAAAGAAAATCCATACACGTATCAATACTCATGTGAGAGTTGTAAATCCTGTCTCTCAAAAACTTCTTATCTCCTAACTTTTCATTGATGATATTAGCATCGTAATTCGCTTCGATAATGATATTGTTTAAACCTTTGAAGGTGTAAGGACAATAAACCGTATCAGTAAGAAAAAGCACCGTTCCGCAATCTTTGTGATTAATAAGGAATCCGCAAGGTTCAGCAACATCATGAATTGTAGGAAAGGAAATCACATTGAAGTTTCCGACTTTAAATTGTCCTTTCTGTGGAATCACAACCTTTCTGGAGCTTACTGTATTTTTTGAAGTTGAGTTTTGGAAAGTTCCTGCAGTAGCATAAACATTGATTCCGGATCCTAAAACTTCATTGATACTCTTTGCGTGATCGCCATGTTCATGAGTAACTAAGCATCCAGAGATTTTATTCACTTTGAAATCAATCGCTTTTTTAATATCCATGATATTCACTCCGCACTCGATCAGGAGAGCTTCCTCCTCATTTTCGAGGAGATAAGCGTTTCCTTTAGATCCTGATCCTAATACTTTCAGTTTCATTTCCTTAATTCTTGTGGGAATTCATTAAATCTTCGAGCAATCTCCTTCGCAAGATTGTAAGCACTATCAAGAACCGCATCAGCATCTATAGCCAAATCACGAGAGTGAAGTTTAACCTCAGCAAAAGTGATATTCATATTCGCTCTGAAACAGAGAGTTACTGATCCGTATTTTGGATTTTGAACTGCAACTAATTCTCCAGTGACTGTATCAAAGTCACCTTCGACATATTCTAATTTGTGAGAGATATCCATTAGAAAGATGGTCCAGCGGTTTCTAATTCTGATTCAGCAGCTACCGGCGAAGCTTCATCCTTTACCTCTTCATACTTAGCATCTTCGATATCAGCGAATCCAATCTCTTCTTTATTGGCATTCTCTTTTACATCCTGCTTTACATCTTCTGAAACTCTATCGGATGAAACCTGTCTATCTTCATTTTCATAAAGCACAGCATCATCAGAACCTCTCACTAATAATTTACAAGCTCTGTTAATTACAGTTTTCATGGCCATTTGATCAGGAAAATTTTTGTGTGCTGGAGAATTACCTTTCATCGCTCCCTGATTCCAAGAATCTCTGATCTGAGCCATACTCATAATTTCAACATCCTTGCTTCCATCTTGCATATCTAGGATTGCATAAGCTCCGACAACATCTTTACTTCCTAAACTTTCAAGAGTTTGTTTATGAGCTAAAACTCTTGATTTACCTGTTTCCGGATTTACCTCGAATTCAAATTGATCTTCTTTGAAAATCGCTTTTGCTTTGATATCTTTCAATCCTCCAAATCTTTTTGCTAAAACGATGTTTCCGGTGTATTCTATCGAGCAATCAAGCTTATCGCCGTAAGGGATAAAGTCACATTGCTTTTTCATTGGAGATAATCCCCAGACTACCATTTTTAAAAGAGCATTTGCAATTGATTCTTTCGTACATACTTCAAGAACCATTTTACCCTGACTGTTTTTTTGTTCGCTTAACAATAGATATGCTGACTTTAAAGCGTTTTCAGGTGAGTAGTTTTCAGGAATCCTTAATTCTCCTGCAGCTTGAAAAGCATCTACTTTTGCTAATACTTGAGCTGAAATATCCTTTTTTACGTTTGCTAATTGTGTGTTGTTTTCGTTTGACATGATTTTATATTTTATTGATTTTCGTTTTCTATTTTTAGTTGTTCCTGTCTATTAATCCAATTTTTCAAGGCTTCATAATAAGCATCGTCTCCACCTTCATACATCCATCCACCTTAGGTTTAGGATCATCTTCGTGCTCGATATATTCTTGATCTGCCATTATGCTATTCTTAATTTTTTATCGTCTGGTGATACGAACAGATTGACGATTTGTGAAGGGCTTTCGATAAGTTTTACAACTGATTCTCTATTGTCGATAATGATCGGAGCAGATACATTGTAGAACTCGCAAAGCGTATTGATAATATCTATTCCTGCATTGATTCTTGAAGCGGTGTTCGCGTCGGAAATAGGAACTCCATTGACAAGAGCATCACAACATTCGATCAACGCACCGTTAATCTGCTTTTCAAACAATCTGAATTTTACGAATGAGAATTTCTCATTGATTCTATCTTCGATTGTATCTACTTTAAGCTTTATGAAGTTGTCAATAGTGTACTGAGTTTTCTCAATATCAGCGATTGCCTGAGCGAGCATCGATTCTTCTTTTTGAAGTTCAGCGATACGGTTGTTTGCTGTCTGAATTTGATAATTAGCTTGAAGAGAATTTCTCAAAACTTGAATCTCAGAATTGATAGTTTGCTTTTGAGTTCTCAGATCATTTTGATCATTCGGGTCTGGAAGTTCGAAAGTTTTAGCTTCCAATATTCCTACCTGCTCTTTCAGAGTGAATAGTTCAGAACTTTCAGAAGTATATTTTGCAATAAGATCATCCACAGATACTGTAGTGGTTGCTTCTGATTTTGCAGTTTTCAATTCAGACTCTAAAACTGATATTGTTTCTGTAGTTTCTTTGATGAAAGCTTCACCGCTTGCAATTCTGGTATTTACCTCAGATAATTCAGATACAGCATTCGCTTTTTTATCGGAAATTGCTTTACCTTCTGCATTGATACCATCAAGAATACCTTTTATATTAGTATTGAATTTGGTTTGTAATTCAGCTTTCTGATTTTCTACCGTCGACGCATCAAGCGGTCTCTCGCAGCAAGGACAAACTGCATTATCGTCTGAGAATACAAAGTTTTTAGCATTCTCAACATTCCACAATTCTCTTTTATCCTGAATAGTTTTTTCATAAGAAGAAATTGAAGTTTCAAGAGTTAATTTTTCAGATTTTAATCTGATCAGTTTTTGTTCTGCAGGTTGAAGTTCATTCGATTTTTTATCGTTGATCTGCTTCTGGATTTGATCGGCTTTAGAATCTCCGGATTTCGCTTCGTTTTTAGCTTTTTCAGCTATTTCGAAGTTGATTGTATTGATCTTAGTTCTTAATTTAAAGATCTCGTCCTGGTTAGCATTTCTTTTGTTGATAACTTCATCAAAAGCCGCTGAACGATCAGTTAATTGATTATCGATGTTCTGAATCTCCTCTTCTTTGTAAGCGATTGTAGCATAGATATTATCAGCATCAACAGCCTCCGGCTTACTTCTGTCAACCTCATCAATTCTGGTAGGGATCATTTTGATATCATCCTTTGCTTTTTTGATGGTTGCAGCAATCTGCTTTTTGTATTCGTCAAGAGTCTTATTAGTCAGTTGAGAAACTAACTGAATATATTCCTCATTACCTTCAGCTAAATCAGCGTCAGAAATATCTCCGGCAATTTTCACCAAAACATCTCTTCTATCTTGCCATTTCAAAGAATTGAAAGCCGTTGGAGAAGTAATAAGCTTGAAAACTTTCTCGTCAAGAATTTCAGAAACTTTATTTCCATATTCCTTCATTGACAAAGGCACTTCGTTCCAATAGTACAGAGTTTCGTTTCCTGAAAACTCAGATTCCAAAGCACCTTTTGTTTTAACCCACTTCTCACGGAAAACTCTTTTTAAAGTTGTCAGCTCTCCATTCACTTCGATCTCAGCAGAAACTTCATGATCGATCTTAGGAATCACTTCATTATTACTATCTAAAGTCTTCAGTTCGAAATCTTTTCTGTCTGTAGAATCTTTACCGAAAAGCAACCAGGTAAACGCATCGAATACTGATGTTTTACCGGTACCATTATCTCCATAGATATTCGTATTGTTATCGAAATCAATGGTTAAATTCTTAATCCCTTTGAAGTTTAACAGGGAAAGCTTTCTAAGTGTGACTTTGTTATTCATTGTGAAATATTTTTCTGATTATTATTTTTGATTTTTGATCTCTCTAAATTTGTCCTGAGCTTCTTCCTCTTTATCGAATTGCACTACTGATCTAAATGGTTTTATTCTTTTGTCATTTTCAAGATTCGCAATTCGAACAACCCATTTATTTGAAACTTTACTGAAGAAAACTCCTTCTTCGTTTGGGAACTGTTCAGCACAAAATCTTCTGAAGGTTTTCCCATAGTTCAATCCGGACATTTTTAAGGGTTTTGATTTTGAGTGTCTTTGAATTCTTTCATAAATTCATTTATTGCGGTGATTTCTGCATGAGATAAAATGTCATATCCTAATCTCTTTCCGTTGCAGTACCAAATGCCCCCTATGTTTTCAATTCTAATATTCATTTTTCTATATTTAAAATTGAATTAAACTTTCTTACATTAATTCTCAGAAATCCCGCAACCAGATAAATATCAGCTGGAAGAAAGAAAACTGTCAGATCCTGATTTTCTGAACATGCTAACACATAAATTGTATTGATGATCAGAATTGTGTTTAATACTTTTTTCATGATATTGATTTTTGTTTTATTGATTTTTCCAGCCTCTTCGTCTGGCTGCCTGATTTGCTAAAAGTTGAACGGCTGGAGAAAGTTGTTTTGCGGCATCCACTCCGCTCTCCTCTGCTTTCGTTAATAACTCTAGTTGTGATATCCTGTCCCAGACTTCTGCATTATCTTCTCGCTGTTTCTTTTCGATCCGACTTTGCTTCATCCTAAGAGCCTGTATCTCTTTCTCCAGTGCGCTCATCTTATATTATTTTGAAGTGAAATTTCTTCTTTAGTCTCTTTTACACAGAGAAGTACGAAGTCTTTAAAATCTTTAGAGAAACCTTCGAAAATCCCTTTTTCAATCTTTTTTTTAGCTTTCGTTTTCATACTAAATCAAGTATTTTCTGAACATCTTTTTTACATTTTTCAGCTTTTCCAATTTTATCGTCAGCATTCTTTATTGCTAACTTCATAAGTCCTATCAAAGCTTTTTCATTTTTTTCGTTTGAAACAGGTGTTTCTCCTAACCTGAGCCTTCTCAAAGTGTGAAATCCAACAGAATGTTTTTCACATGCTTTAGCAACATCTAGTTCTGTAGTGTATTCCTTGAAATAAGCAACTAACTCTTGGCTAATAGTTTCTTCATGATTGAATTTCATATTGATTTATTTTTTTTCGTTATAAATAATTAAGGTTAACAGTAAAAACAATTTTAAATCTTTTGTTTATATTTGCTTCGTTGTTTTGTTGAGACAAATATATATCTAATATTAGATACAAAACAAGAATTATATCTAATATTAGATTGATTTTTTCTATTATTTGATAGATAAAGTAAATAACTATGAATATGACATTTGGTAAACGCCTGGAGGAAAGAATGATTTCTAGCGGATATAATAAGAATTCCCTTGCTAGAGAAGCTAAAATGCACCCAACCACATTAAAGAATTGGATTGAGGATATTACAAAGCCTGATGATCTAAAATTAGATACAATTGCTAAAATACTGACTACCACAAAAGAATATCTCTATACTGGAGTTTTGTCAGTGGAAAAAAAATTAGAAAAAAAAATTGATATAGATTTCTACTCTTTATCAATAGAAGAAAAGCTTAAGATGATTTTTGATCAAAACAATAGAATAATTGAAGAGCTTGCCCAACATAGAATGGATAATAAGGACCATAAGAATATTATTATTGACTATATAGATTTATCTCTACAGCCTGTAATGGAATTTGTTGGAGCTAATAAAAAACAAAAGGAAAACAAATAAGTTTTCCTTTTTTAATTCATATTAAATTTTACAATCATAATTCCTTTTCGATACTTCTCTAAACAGTCATCTAAATCGATTGCAGCGAGAAATGAAATATCACAATTATTCATTAGTAAAATAGAATCTTTTATTTTTTCCATCAGCATATTGTGGTTCTCAAAATACTCATCGTAGTCGATAATTTCTTTTTTGAAAAGCCGTCTATTTTTTTCAATCATTTTTTTCAGCATTAAATATTCCTGGTCATTCATATTAGTTTTTATTTTGTGTGTTTATTTGTGACTTTAATTTTTGATTTTCTTCTCTTAATTTATTATACTCTTCTTTCATATCCTGCAACATCAATTCATGAGAATTTTCTTCTAGCGTATGTAATCTAATGTATTTCAGGAGAAGCATATATAGAACCGAACAAACAACAGCCCCTACAATAGCCATCCAACTATTGAAGCGCAAAAAGTCAATTTTGTAGCCTAGTATCGGAGCGAAATAAACAATAGCAGTGTAAAAAAAAGTAAAGAACGGAAAGAAATAAAGCTTAGGGTGTGGTTTTAATGTTGTAGCCAAAATAATAATTGCTGGAGATAGATATAATGTAGTTAGCCAGATGTCAACAGTTACAAAAACATCACGAGAATCTTTCATTTCAGCCATTGGAGGATATATTATTTTGAGTAATACATCAATACATGGCAAGAAGGCCGATATTAAGAGTAATAACGACCCATAAAGTGTAGTTTTGGATTTTTTTAATTTATTTTCTAGGAGGTACGTTCTTTGGGTCGTCGCCTTCATTTGGATCAGGATTAGGGTTTATTTCAAAACCAGGATCAAGTTCAAAACCACTTTGTGGTGAAGCTGGCGGAGTTGCAATTATAGTATCACTTGCCGTTTTGTTTGCTTGAGTATTTCCTGGCTTAATTTGTTTTAGTTTTTTCATTTCCAACTGTTCAATTTTTTGATTCTCAGTCGGATTTTCTTTAATATATTCATCTCTTTCAGTTGTGCATGAATAAACAACCACAGCACTCACTGCGCTTAAAAATATTACTTTTGCTTTCATAGAATTTTATTTTTGAATTCTTAACAAAAATACTTAATTACAAAACAAAGTTGTTATATTCTGGTGCTAATATATTAATAATTCAAAACTAAAAGTACTAAAAAACAAAAATAAATGAAGATTCCGTATTTATACGGATAAATAAATATTTTAATAATTCAATTTTTATTTAATTTTGCTTCGTTGTTTTATGTTACATGTATTCAACAAAACAAATTCATAAGTGAATCTAAATATTTTAAGATGAATCAAATTTACCCGCTCATAATTATTGCAATCATCGGATTGTTTGTAGGAAGCATTACTACTTATTATATTGTGAGAACTTCCGTAAAAGACGCTATGAAGCAAAGCGAATATTATCTTGAGATTATAGCTAAATCAACATTAAAAAATTCAAAAGAATAAATTATGAAAAATTATTTAAGTCTCGTTTTTTGTGTTTTTATTTTTTTTGCTAAAAGCCAGATGACCGAGGTTCCTGTAAATAGAAAAGAGATTGGCTCTGCAAAATCGGATTTAAACAACTCAAAGGTCACACTTGATTTAGTTGATAATAAATTCTATGTAATTTCTTTTAATGATAACAAATATCAATATCTTAAAAATCATGTTTCTGTAGTTCTTAATGAAACTCCTGAAACAATGTATCTGTTTTTCAAATCCGTATTTGATGACTTCGAAAAAAAAGATGTTACTGAGAAAGAATTTAAATCAGGCGACTATATAATAACAGTAAATTATTTGGGCAACATACCTGAAAGGCATGTATCTGTGATTTTTCAGAATAATGAAAGTTCTAAAATTGTTGCTATGCCATTTTTAGATTTTTTTAATTGGTTTACTTTATTTGGCGATGTAAATCCAGAAAAACAGAAATAATGAAAAAAACACAACGCCAGATTGATGCAGAAAAGATACCTGAAGAATATCCGGTGATCAGAAGGTTCTTTTTTGCTGTTTATCAAATTATATCTGAAGGGTTAGCTCCGGACTTTAAAAACTTCTGCGAAAAAAATGGAATTGAACCTCGTACTTTAGAAAAATTAATCAAAGAACCTCATCGTCAATTTCACCCAAAATATTTGACTCTTTTAGTAACTAAGTATAGATATTCGGCACATTGGTTACTAACCGGTGAGGGAGATATAAAGAACAAACACCTATTGAGTGTACTAAAATAG